GGTGTACTAGTCCAGCTAGTCGGTGCTGTCTTAGCAATAATTGTGAATGACTTACCAGCTACTTCAGCAGGCATAGTAATAGCCACTGCTGTTGCTGAAGTTAAATCAAAGATAGTACCGTTAGCTAAGTTAACTGTGTATGTTGCAGTGCTATTAGTAGCTTCTGTTTCTGTGATTCCTTTGAATGTTTGAGTAGCTGTGTAGGTACTCGTTTCATCCGTCTTAACAATAGCAGAATCTGCTGTCTCATACCCCGAGTGAGTATGATTACCTACTGCAACATCAGTAGAACCTGTGCCAGTGTTTAAGAAAGAGGATGCTATTTTGTCAGTTGAGGTGTACTCTCCTAATGAGGTTACGTCTGAACCGGTATATTTTGCCTTTACTGGGATTTGGTTTGCCATTATGAAACTCCTATGTTGTCTTGTGTTCCAGTTGTTTTATAGAACGGAAACTGTTTACTGGCTATTGCTGTTATGATTGGTGACTCAAAACCATTGGCCTTGTAGAATGGAAACTGTCCGCTGTTCACCTCTATATCATCTGGTGAAGCGTCTGCTTTGTAGAATGGGAACGCCAGTGTACTACCGCCGCCTACTGCTGTCCAAGCTGAACCATCCCATACTTCTGCTGAAACATCATCAGTGTTAAATCTTAAATAGCCTGCGTTACTTGCACCTAAACTACCATCTCTTTGAGCTGTAGTACCACTAGGTAATATAGCTGAACCGTATCGCCCTGTTTTACTTACTATATCTACATTGCTAATCATCCCGAAGGCATAGACATTAAGCTCTCCGCTTAACGCTGCCCCAGACAATAATGTAACAGTTGAAGCTGTAACAGTATAATCTGCTGCGTGTTCCAAGATGACGCCGTTTAGTGTAACAAGCTCTCCGCCTACATCGAGTGCTAAAGTATTACTGTCATCATCACCACCTGAAAATACAGTCTGGCCTGCTGTTGCTGTAAACCTAAATTTATCTAGTGAGGCAACTTGTGGCCCAGCAGCAATCTCTTCCATGACAGCTGCAGTAAGACGAAGTTCTACTGCGTCACCATTAGCGAATGCTCTTGCCGTTGTATTATCTTGGGCTCTTACTATTGATAAATTGTCACTAGACCGTGATGCACATTTAACAATCTCAAGATTACCACTACTATCAATTAAAGTTACATAGAAATAGTGGTCATCTGATGATGACGTAGCAGGGAATAGCGCGCCCTCTCCACTACCTACAGTTAAAGTTGTAGCAGAGATAGTAATGCCAGATGGCATTGATGCCGCTGCATTATTGGTAACTAAGACAGCCATAACTAATTACGTGTCTGCTAGGTCAACAGTCCATGTGATTGTAACTGTATCAGCTGGCGCCTTACTAATCTGGTCATACAGAGTTCGGCATAATAAAACACCGGAGCCTGCAGTAGCATTATTAAGTACACCTGCTTCTCGCAATGCATGTGTTGTACTACCTGCGTGTACTCCAAATGCAGCTACATAGGTTATCTGACTACCTGAAACTGTAGTTGACGTAAGGGCACTACGTAATACTTCAGTACCGAGTACAGCATTACCAGATACTGGGGTAGCTGTGCCTGTACCTACTGCCATGTGTGACATAATCGTAGGGGTTGTAAGTTTCATACGTGAAGTAATATACTCCAGGCCGTCCTCTACTACTAAATTATTAACTTCTACTTTCTGCTTTACTTTACCATCTGGTCCAGTTAAAACAAGTTTAACCTTACCGGTTGCTTTGATGTTATCTTTCATCATATTTCTCCTTTAATTGAGAGTTCGTGTATTGACCATGTACTCCGCTAGTACTCTACTTTCTCCAGTATCAAGCACTATTGTTATAGTATTGTCGGTTATTGTAACAGTATCTGTAGCTACTGTCTTAGCTATATCTTTACTATCGATAGTGTCATCCACTGCAACAGTATCAATAGGGGTTATAAGCTGTGTTTCATCTTCGCTAACTATCAGTTGCAGTAACAGTATCTACAGGAGTTATAACCTGAGTTTCATCTTCGCTAATAATTGTGTCAGTAACAGTAGCGGTGTCTGTAACTAACGTAGTTGTAATACTCTTAGCAGTTGTGTCAGTAGCAGTAGCGGTGTCTGTAAGTGCTTTCGATATAGCCATCGGACTAAAGCTATCAGTTACAGTAACAGTATCTACAGGAGTTATAACCTGAGTTTCATCTTCGCTAATAATTGAGTCAGTAACAGTAGCAGTGTCTGTAACTAACGTAGTTGTAATACTCTTAGCAGTTGAGTCAGTAGCAGTAGCGGTGTCTGTAACTAACGTAGTTGTAACACTCTTAGCAGTTGTGTCAGTAGCAGTAACAATATCTGCAGGAGTTATAACCTGAGTTTCATCTTCGCTAATAATTGTGTCAGTAGCAGTAGCGGTGTCTGTAAGTACTTTCGCTACTGCTTTGCTATCAATGCTATCAGTTGCGTCAGCAGTGTCTGTAACTAACGTAGTTGTAACACTCTTCGAATCTGAATCAGTAGCAGTAGCAGTGTCTGTAACTAACGTAGTTGTAACACTCTTAGCAGTTGTGTCAGTAACGGTAACAACATCATCAGGGACAATAACTTGAGTTTCGTCTTCGCTAATAATTGTGTCAGTAGCAGTAGCTGTATCTGTAAGTACTTTCGCTATAGATTTTGAATCTGAATCAGTTGCGTCAGCAGTGTCTGCTAGTACTTTAGTTACATCCTTACGGTCAATAACTTCTGTAGCATAAAATGTAGATGTGGGTACATAGTACCCAGGTATCATATAGGTTAAACCGCTATATGTGGATACAACAGGAGGAGCAAATACAGTAACTGTAGATGACGCCTGTGCAACAGGAGTATCTACTACAGATACCGCAGTAATTATTGATACTACTGCAACTGTGTACTTAATGTTCATTAGAAGTTTTCGCGCACCCTAAACCTTAATACGTCATATAATGTTTGTACATCACTATTGTAGTCTACGATAATTTCGCCTTCGTAAGCTCCAGGGTCTACATCTAATATACCACCGGTAAAATTGAATGTAACTTCGCCGGTTGCACCTGTCCCTATTTTTGTACACGTGATTGTTGATAATAATGCTGTCGTCCCTGCTTCTCTAAACTTAATCCTAACTACTGTTGTAGATGCTGATAAGTCTATAGGTAAACTATCAACATCATTAGTTAGTGTTAATAAGATTGAAGGCTTCTCATCACCTTGGACTAATTTAATTACATCGGCCATAATATCCTCAAGCTAGTGGTCGCATCTCAACAGTCATAGTAGCACGAGCAGCACCAATATTTGCTCTTGCTCTACGTTCTGTAAGTTGATACGAGAATTGTTTTGCGTGGTAAGTAGCTAGCTCTCTATCACTCCAGTCTTTCCCTGGTAGTACAAGAAGATGCTGTAGTGCCCCGTGCATGATTACATTTTCTAGTTCATCTAATATCGCTTTATCCATCTTAGTTGCTGTCCTAATAGGCTTTACAACAACAATCATCTTAAGGTCATATGCTACTGCATCATTAGGAACAGGTGCTATATAGAAAGTACTCGGGTCTAATTGAGTAAGATACCTAGGTTCTGCGCGTTCTTCTTTCGCAGCCTCAGGCCATTTAGGTAATGTATCATGTAAATGCTCAAGAGTTAATGGAGTTAAACGTCTTCCGTTAACAGTAGCTGTCAAGACCGCATGGACTTCTGCATTTGATGGAGCACTATATGAATAATCATATACTCCGGGTGTTAAGCGTAACTTAGGTTGTTCATAACGCCAAGCTAAAGTTCGTTCACATGCTTCAATAGCAGCATCGCGAACATATTGCTCGATAATAGGTGTCGGACAACCAGGTACACTTGGGGCTAATCGAGTAACAATAGAACTAAAATTACGGGTTGACGCCATTAGCTATTACCTCCTGAGTTCTGTGCCGGTCTTTCATCATCTGTTACAGTTTTAGATGATACTGATACACCTAAAGCTTGGACAAATGAATCTTGGAATAACTTAGCTCTGTTAGAATTAACATGCTCGTTATCAATTGACTCAACTATAAATACAGTAGCATCTACTACAACTGGGAAGTATACATCAGATAGTAATCCAACTGTAAATGTGCTTGTATAGTTAGGTGGAGTTTGTGTGTACTCACCTTTTAAGATTTGGCCAGCTGGTGCTTTAGGGTATATGAAAAATTTATTTGGGTTACGTACGTGCCGCATCCAGTTTGTAGCTGGTGCTGCTGTATCGTTCATCCATGTTGGCATAGCTTGGTCTAGTACTTCTCGAGTAGTTTCTAGTACACCGTCGCCGCCTAATACAGAGTAAATCTCAATAAGTCTAAATGAATCACTAGGTGCAGATTGGATAACTGAATCTGTTAAGCACGGAATCAAAGCTTCAATAGCAAATAAATCAGGGCGTAATACTGCAATCCTTTTCAGTGATTGATTAGCGTAACCCAAAAGGACTTCGTCACTATACCTATAAGGAGTGTTCTCGTCCTGAGTTATTCGTCTAACTTCAGTTATTACGTCTTCTAATTTCATTTAGGCCAACCTTTTGCCACTTCCGATGCTAATTCTACATTAACTTCGGCAGGTTGCTCAGGTATTTTTTTAGTCGCTAGGCTTATTTTAGCTTTGCGTTTTGCTTGTTTCTTAGGCATAAATTTTTCAGGGAAAGCTTGCTCTTCTGTTACATCTACAAACAAGTCATTCTCTCCGAGATATTTATCCCACTCGTAAATTGTTCCATCATTCTTATGTCTTAAGTATCTTGTGTTTGACATAGTATCTCCTAATAGGGAAGGGGGCCGAAGCCCCCTAAAGGTTTACTTAACTACTGAAGTTACTAGAGCTTCGCCCTTAGTTACTTTGTAGCCGTACACTTGTAGACCACGGATGATATCACCAAACGTAGTTGTTGAGCGTAGAGTCTCCATGTTTGTCATCTGTGATGCAAACGTAAGACCCATTTTGTTACCTGCAAGAAGATGCGTGCCTTTATCGTCAGCTGCATCTTTCTTAAGGTTGTGGCTCGTGTATAGAGTAAATCTATCAATCATACCTAAACGACCGTTTCTCATAGGAGACTGACTGTCACCTGTGATTGACGCATCTTTAAGGTCTGACCTCTTAAGTAACGCTGCCATAAATGCAGGGATAACTAAGAAACGGTCACTCTCAGGAGCATTAGCTTCGTCAAGTACTTGACCCATAGCGATGATATGGTCAATTACATTACCTGTAGTTAACGCAATTGCTTTACTCGCACCTGTAATACCTAGGTTAATATTACCTGAGATAGCGCCGGCTGTAATACCTTTGTTAGATGCATGAACATCACCTAGTACATCAGTCAATACACGAGAGTCAATCTTAACTTTCATGCGCTCAGAAGCATCTTTAGTCCACATGTTCATTAGATTTAAATCTGCCTGAACTTTATCAACATCATCTTCAATCGCAGCGAAGTACTCACCTTTATCGATAAGTAACTGGATTTTAGCTGAATCAGGGTTTTCGATGGTTAAAGTATCACCCTTCTTATAGTCCCTAAGTGTAATTGAAGGTGTTGTACGGATATTAACAACATCACCGAACTTTTTAATTTCACCTTCATAGTCTGTATTAGAAATTGCTGACAACACTGTCGCGTCGTAGAAATTCTCTACAATTTTCCCTGACCAAATCTCAGGGATGAAGTTATCTGTATATGCCGGGTGACCCGACGCCTTTGGAAAAGCCATAATTGGACTCCTATATTATTTATGCATTTATTATGCGCCCATCTTGCTGTGCAGCAAAAATGTCGCGTTCTATTTTAGCTCTCTCACTATCATTACCTTTGTAATGTCCCAGTCTGACTTGTTCAAAGAACACTTTAATATCATCAGGGGTATACGTCTGGTCATTAGTTCCTGCAAAAGTGCCAGTATTTTTTCCTTTACCTGGCGACACTTGCTTCTCTAACTGAGATGCGGGAGATGCTGTTGTCTGAGCTTGTGGTGTACCATTTACGTCCGCCCAACTTGAAAAGAAGTTAGCTACCCTATGTGAATCGAAGTTACTTTGTGCATCTTCTAAATACGTCTGGCGACTAATTCCCGTGAGTGGGTCAGTAGATAATAACCAAGTTTGAAAATCTGGGTTATTATTAATGTCCTGCCACTCTGGGACTATATACGAAAGGTCTGACCAAAATGCTTGTTCATTATTCTGTGCCTGCTGGTTAGCCACCATGTCTACTTTAGGTAGGACATTCGACTGCAGCTGCTGAATAACTTGTTCAAGCTGGGCAATGCGTTGATTAGATGTATTAGATTCTTCTTTGCTCACTCGTCGCATAACGTCGATTGAATCACCGTAGTCCTCTATATCCTGGTCTGTAATTAAATTAACAGATTTAGATGTTTGCTGTTCAGCTGTAGGTGTTGGTTGATTCGCAACGGAGCCAAGTAGTTGTTCTAAACTACCAATTCTATCTTCTAAGTCTCGTTTATCTGCGTGCAAACGAGGTACTTCTGCATTGTACATACCCTGTAAGGTCTTATACTTCTGTTCTATTGTCTTGTCATTCTGGGTGCCTGCTTCCTCTTGCTCTTCTGGTGCAGACTGGATTGCTTGTTCTTTAACACGGTCGGCTTGTACATCCTCAACTATAGATAACTTTCCAGTAGGCTGGGCTTCAACGCCCTCCTCTGTATTAAGGTCACTATATAATTGTTGTACAGCCTCTGACTGTTTCTTAACTTGCTCTGGTATTGCCATTGTTCGCTCCTATTGGTATGCGTAATAATACAGCTGTCTCATCTAGACTTTGCTGCTAGTTCCGGGGCTTCGGTGGCAAGCTTACTCAGCTCACCTAAAACTTGACAACGCCCCTGCGCTATTGCCACGTTATTTGCAACACTTGGTAGCTGCTTTAGTTCATGGTCTCGCCAGCCTTGTATCCATTCTAATAAAACTGGATGTTGGCTAACAGTCGCACCTAAAGCTTTAACAACCTCTGGTGAAGGTTTAATCAACCTGCACCTCCTGTTACGCGATTGCTCACTGTGTTTCCTTCCATTCCACCCTTGGGAGTTCCGTCTGGTTGTGTTGGAGTTCCGCCCTCTGGCTGCTGTTGTGCAGCTAGTTTGGCGCTACTACGTTCAACAAACGCAGACTTCTCCCGAGATGGAATGATATCATCCACAGGCATTTGCAACCCTTTAGCCACTTCGCGAAGAATCGCGGCTCGGCCTTCTTTACCAACGATTTCCATATCGATTTCGTTGGCGGTTGCATTAAGAAATTCAATTCGGCGTACGTTAACAGTTTCTTTAACTGCTAAGTTAATAGCGCCACGAGCGATAATCTCAACATCGCCCTTAATACTTTCATCTGGGTCGTAACGCATATTGTAAACAAACTGTCTATGTACAATCTGTTTGATTACATCATTATCAATATGCATAACAACTTGTCTAATTCCTTTACCAGCTGAACCCATGAGCATGGATAAGCCTGACGCTGTGCGTCCTGCTCCATGTACATTAAGGTCACCCGATACATATGATGGTATACCTGAGTGGTCGTCAGCTAAAGAGCTGAACTTCTCATATACAGACATCAACGTACTAGCGTTATCATCTGGTTGTGTAAATCTAACAGCAGGTGCACTAGAACCCATAGGGTCATTTGTAACCTGCCAAATCTTCCAAGGGTGTAACTGAGTTATATCCTCATTAGGTGGGATACGTTCTAAGTTAACTTCAACTTGTGGCCCCGAGGAAATCCCCATGTTGTTCACAAGAGCACGGGCAGATGCATTACAGATATTCTGCACATCCTTGATAATCTCGGGGATACCTCTACCCCAGAATGCACCTGGGGATTTAATTAGTGATGTCTTAGTATATGGCTTCTCGCCTAACGGGTCGTAGTTTAATACAGCTTTAATAACATAATCGCCACATATCCAGACACATGCTTCGTACTCACGTGCTTCATCAGGGATTTCTTCCTTATCTAAACCCCATTCACGTAGCATCTTACCGCTTACCTTACCGTGAAATTCTAAAGCATCGTATATTTCAGTTGGACTCTGAGCAGAATAAGGCTTACGTTCAGCCTCTTCTTTCTGAACTTTAATCTCTTCATTAACCCAGCTGGTACTATTACCTGTCTGCAATAGTTTACGTATAGCTTCTTCATCGTAGCTAGGGACCCCGATAAGGTCCGACAACTCCATACGTGTTAAAGGATGATGTTCGAACATATACCCATCGGCGATGTTCGTAATACCTGGTTCAGGATAAATCTTAAATGGGTCTACGCGTTCGTACTCAGGTGCTAACTCTTCGCCAGCTTTAGCTATTGTCTCACCGTTCTCACCTTTTGTCCACTCTAAACGGCGTTGACGTCGTACGACAGGACCCTTGATGAATGCACATGGGAATGTAACTAAGTCAGTGATAAATTCATTGAACGCCTCAGCCCAGCCGCCTTGAGCAAACTGGTCAGTAATACGAACCTTCATCTTATCGGCACGATTCTGTGCGGATTGTAGTATCTTAAAGCGATAGTCCTGCGTGACCATCTCCTTTAGTTCTAACATCTCACCTGGACCTGGAGCTTGTCCTGTCTCTTCGATAATCTTTAATACGTTAGCAGTAAATGCTTCTTCAATTTCTGCTGTTTGTGTTGGGGATAGGTCAGGGATAGGTGTTGGACCTAAGTCCCATGGTGGAGTACCTGAGTCTAATAATATATCTCGTAGCCAGCTTTCACCTGCTCGACACTTAACTTCAGTAATACCCATGAAGATAGTTGAGCCGCCTTGTGATTGTATCTGTTGTAGTTTTTCAGCAGTATATTCACCGTTGCGCTGCTTCATCGCATCGAGCATAATATTCTCGATAGGTCTTTTTGCTTGTTTTGCTGCATCCCAGCATAGGCGTAAGTGAGCAGTTAAGCCTATGAATAGCGGCTCATTCTGGCGAGCCTCAAAATCTCTTTCTGCAGCTTCAGTCTCTTGTTGTACAAGTGTAGCATTGTCGACAACTCGCAATACGCCTTGGTCAATCATTTATATTTTCCCCATTATAAGGTTGTATAGTTTTCTTTTTACACGATTTATTTAGCATATGTAATATTTTTAGTAATTAAGGTCCCCTAGGAGGTGACTCAACTAGGGGAGGTGGGCACGTAACTACAATGTGGAAGAGGAGAGTAACACCGCACCCGCCCATATCATATCAGGTCCAGCCGCCTGCAGCAACTCTTTTTACTGCTCTTTTCATGTTCAACATTTGACCATCAGATTGACTTCCGATGTGTAACATCAGGTACTGTAACGCTTCTGCCACATGTGAATGTTTGTTCTTATCAATCGAACCGTTCTTCTTATGATACCTATAACCTCCCATCATTGCCGACTTGAGCTGCGTGCACCTCGGGTCAACAAGGAATGCCGTATCACCGTCAACATGACGCATCAAATACTCATCCACTGAGTTAAGGCGTGCTGAGATATTATTAGTCTTCGCAGGTTTAACCTTCATCCCTTCTGCCTTAATGATGTCCACCGCCGAGCGCTCATCGGTCTGCGCCCGCTGGACACCCGCCGGGTCTACTATGACCATTATGGAGCTACCCGGAAATCTTTCATATAATAGTGGCTTGAGTACTGTACGCACGAACCGTTGTATGCCCATGTCAAAGCTGACAGCTTCGTCAAGTATAAGCACACGGCCTCTTGGGTCAACCTGCCCGATGACTGCAGCAGGTGTCAACCCTAAGTCCATACCAATAACGATAGGCCTTGCGCTATTAGAAATCTGCTCTAACTTTTTCTTCGCCATGTGATAGTCGGTGCGGAAGTACTTGTACACTGGCTGTCCAGCAGAACTTAGTCCATACTCTCCATCGATATACACCCGTATATATTCTTCAGACCTACCCTGTATGCTGTAATATCCATCTGGTAAGTTCTCAATATTCTCCGCACCTTCCTCACGACCGCTCGGCTGCCTGAATACATCCCAACCATTGTCGTTTATACTGACCCCGTCTTTCGGGTCAATCTTCTCCATCTGGTAATACCACCACGTATCCATAGTCGGCGGGTTCGTATCACCCCACATTCCATGCCAGCTCGGCCCACCATCTTTAGCACTCGGGAAACGCCCCACACGTTTAGACATCGCATCGACAATGTCAGGGTGGATGTCACGGCACTCATTAAACCACGCGAACGTCAGCTCCAGTGAGTTAAGGTTAGCAACATCGTCCGCGTCGTCCAGCGCTCGGAACATCACCTCACACTCCACGTCTCCTAGCTTCAGGAAATATGTCTTGGTCGTGCGCATGTACCGCCCGCACACTCCCGCCGGGAACCAGTCGAGGAATGTCTTAATCGTTGTATCCGCTAATTGCCTTGCAGTCTCACGCACCACAGCTGCACGCGTCTTACGTATCCCGTGCTCGTTGGGCTCCTGCATCGTCGCCCTGCGGACAATCTCAAAACAGCACGTCACCGATTTGCCACTACCAACAGGTCCCATGAGTGTGCGCATCTTGGCATCACTCATCATAAAGTCTCTACCCGTTTTATGGGGTGTATAGTTAATGTCGTGTGACATCATACGCTCCGTCATACAGTGTGCGCGTAGACTCACCACATTGTTTGCACCACTCATGATTCCCCATCAGCACACCACAGCTCGGACACATACCAATTATATCCACCACCTCTTCATCCGGATGGAAGTAGTCCTCAATGTCCTCTTCTGCGTTTACCGTCTCTGCACTGTGCTCATGGCTCATATCAATAACTTGTAATAACAGCACAACTATCTGTGCTCTATCACGCCTCCTCTTCTTTTTCAATAGTTTAACACGGAACGAAACCCCGTAATCTACTAAGTCGCTTGCAAACTCCTGATACGCTGCCGTCGAAAAAAACTTCGCCGCCGGCATTTCATCATGTGTCGTATTAAATCTACGGAGCAGCTGCTCCAGTGTCGGCAAATTCTGCGTCTGACACTCCATCTCGTCCGTCTCGTCCATCGGCTAATTCTCCTGTATCGTCATGTTCGATAACAGTTGCTTCATGCGGCGTGCTATTGTTTCCAAGGTTAATCGTAATCTTAACACCACCACTTGTATCCACTTCAGCAACATTGTTCTTAGGCTCAAGGTTACCCCATTTAACCGTTGACTTAATTAAATCTGCCTTAACCGCCGGCGAAACTTCTGGGGAATGTATTAACTGCCATGATGTAGTTAAAAGTTCTTCAGCCTGCGCACGCGCCTTAAGTCGGAACGTGATTCCTTTCTCCCTAACTTCTTCTCGATAGTCGTCAACTTTCATGCGGAAGATAGGGTCTGCGTTAAATACCAACATCTCACTAGCAGTAATAGTATGGCGTTCTAGTACTTCGTCTAGTGTCTCGCCACTTTTCTCTAAGAGCAGTGCAATATCAAAGGCTAGTCTATTCGACCACTTGGTATGTCTTAACGGTAATGTATCCATGAACGTACTATAACAGGAATTTTTTTATAGGGGGAAATTTTTTAGCTAACTTGACAGTGTAAAGTTTTACTTTTTTGGGGTCTTGTAACGAGAGGTTTACTTATTAAGGGGCGGGGGGTCGAAACATCTAGTCCATGTGCCCCCCCGTGCCGTGTCCATGTACGCGTGAAAGCCTTGATATAGCAGTCCGTTTGTGTTTTTTAAAAAAGTATGGCAGTCTTTAACCATCGAAAAAGCATTCGCTTCTAGATAAACGAGCCACGGAATAGGTTCGTGGCTCATAACCACTCAATAGGAGATATTATGAGTAGAACGTTCGAAGGCAAGGTAAGCCTAGTAAAAAATACCAACGGCGAAATCGCATTAAAACGTGATGTAGACGGTAAGTGGGACGCAACTATGGCAGTTGCATTGTACGAGAGAATGCAGGAGTTGTCAAAAACAATGAATGCTCCCTTGCACAAATGGTCTCTCTTCGTGGTAGATGGAGGTGTCGATGCAGTCCTAATGGCTGATAGATACGGAAACCCAAGACTAACACTCTTGCCTCCAAAAGCCCAAGGCTCTAAGACTAGCAAGATTGAAGTCCTAGACTAACAACAACAAAAAACAAAGTATAGGGTGAAATGCCCTACTAACAATAACATGGAGAGTAATATGACAAAGCAACAAAAAGAGATAATAATCGAACGCATATTGGAAGTACTATTTATATTTATGCTGTTCGGACTTGGATTCTTAGCACTACTAATGGGAGCATAACATGAATACAATAGTCAACATAGCGATAACATTCGCAGCCATAGTGATAGTCTTATATGCATACACAGCCTTCACATTGTTTAACTAAATAACTAAGAGCCCTGGGAAACCAGGGTTTTTCTTTTGTTTATTTTTTCTTTTAAAAACTAATCCCCATTGCTCGGGGGGTTATACCTCAGTACCAAGGCAGTATAGATGTTAAGTATTAAGTAGGTTACACCATACTGTACAATCACCTATAAAGTCGTTATAAATCAAGGACTTACAAGAAATAATCTACATAATCTAACTTGACACTTGCCATAATACACCTGTTTTCTGCCTTTTTTAGACCCTCATAACTGTACTAACTTTACACTATTAAAACTTTACATATACCATACAAGTATTGCTACGAAAGGAAATCCATAAGGTTAATATATAATTCTGTATATATAAATAATCTATATAATCTATATAATCTATACTATTTATACAACAATCACTACTTTTTTACTTTTTTATCAATATTATTAACTTGACGTAAACTTTTACATTACAACTCTTTAGCGTCTCTTTACTAAAAATAAAGTAGATTTTATAGATTATTTCTGGTAAACCCAGTCATACCAATGGCTCTAGCGAGGCACTTTTTAATCTAAATCGCTAACGTTACATAGATTATTCACCTAACCTTACATAAAAAGTAGATTATTTCCATAACTTTACACCGATTTCCTCATTTAAATTTCGCGCGCACGATGTAAAGTAACCATTAAACGTTACATTTAAACCCATCGCTTCCTCTATGTACTGCTCGGCGTTTGCGTTTTCGTCAGTCGTGTGGCAGACTGATTTCGAGGTTAAGGGCTTCGGCTCTTTAATTTCATTTAAGAAGTTAGGTTTACTAACTTTACAACTAAGGGTTGATACCCATCATTTAAGGAGAATATATCATGGCTAGAATATACAACGGTAACGTAGAGGTAATCTTAAACACTAAGAATAAAATCACTGTAAGAGCGAATGAAGCAGGTAAGTTTAACCAAGAGAATGTAACAGACTTACATACTGCAATGGTAGGCTACGCTAAGAAGCATGATGCTGAATTAAACTTCTTTACTCCGGATAACAATGCAAAGGACTTAGCACCGGTCTTACTAAGTGGTAGAGGTAACTCACCATACATGGCAATGTTACCAGCCAAGGAAGCAGGGTCTACTGCATCACGTCCAACTGTTACAGTACTTGGTTAACAACAACTTTAGGGTGGTCTGTATGACACCTTATCTAACAACTATATAGGGGAACTATTATGAACTTATTTATTGACTGTACACCGTCAACTACACCTAACCATACCATCATTCATGGTGTCTACACTGCTGAGGATGCCGTTAACTGGGCAATACAGAACCTTGGTACTATGACTAAAGAAGATTGGTTACACTACAACACTGCTGATGTGATAACAGTACAGCATTCACTTGAGGATTTACTGAACGCATTCTTCCTTGCTAAGTGTCCCATTGAAGTGGATATGAAGCAGTGGGTTGATGCTGTTGGTAAGCAGTCTGCGTTTGATGAGGATGTTACAGTACACAACAGCATCATTCGTAAATGTCTTGTTCAAGGGGATTATTAATGGCTACAATAGTTAAGGTTGCTAACAAGGAGGCCTCGAGAGAGGTTACTAACCGTATCCCATTCGATGGTAACAACACGTTTGGGAGATGGAGTCATAGGGGGTTGTTTACTTCGGCTGAAGATGAGGTGTATGTAGTATACAGTTATGGCAGACACTTCCCTATGTATGCTTACTCTACCATTACACAACAGTGGTATGAGAATGAAGATAGTTATAGCAGGACTACTGTTAAGCATAAGGCACAGTTAAGACCCGATGGTAACATTAGAGTTGTGCCTCATGGTTGTATAGTTACGATGGCTAAGAGTGGCTTAGTTGAGTTGCTTAAGCATCAGATAATGAGGGGGTTGTTATGCAGAAACAGCCTTTAAGATTGTACTGTTTACGGTATGGGAAAGGGGGGCAGATGGTATGTACCGTTGAGGGTACACCACTGTCATTTGACAATAAGATGGTGGCTAAAGACCACCGAGGTGTGGGAATGGTGGTGTCATATGGCACTGACCATAAGAAATATAATCATGTGAAAGGAGATGTATGAGAGCAACATTGCTGAAAGACACGTTGAAGTCGTTAAACAAACAACAAAGGACGGTATGTATAGAGGGTAGCCCAGGTGGTGGTAAGACGACCATAGTACACCAAGTGGCTAAAGAACTGAACATACCATGTGTAGAGTTACATATGCCAACTATGTTGGTTGAGGACTTCGGGATACTGTACCCCGATAAGGACGGTACAGATAGTCTAACTTACCGATTACCCGAGTGGTTTCCACAAGAGGGTAAAGCACCCGATAAAGGGATACTATTGTTCGATGATAGAAACCAAGCAGGTGCAGATTTACAGAAGGTGTTGGCTAACATCTGTCAAGCACGGTCGTTACATGGACATAAACTTCCTAGTGGTTGGCAAGTCATCAGTACTGGTAACAGGCAGTCGGATAGAGCAGGTGCTAACCGTGTCCTATCTCACCTTAGGAATAGGGAAACAGTCATTGACCTTGATACACATCTTGATGACTGGAGTTCATGGGCAATAGAGCGAGGGGTAGCCACAGAGGTGGTATCGTTCATTAGGTTTAGACCTAACTTACTGCATGACTTTGACCCACAGAGGGAACAGAATGCTACACCAAGAAGTTGGGTGGAGGGTGTCAGTGATGTACTGGGTGTTGTACCACCAGAGGCTGAGTATGAATGCTTTAAAGGTGCTGTCGGTGAGGGTGCTGCAGCAGAGTTCGTAGGGTTTGTTCGTATCTACCGTAACCTACCTAATCCAGACAACATCATACTTAATCCGACAACTGCTAACGTACCAACAGACCCATCAACACTGTATGCTTTGAGTGGTGCAATTGCAGAGAGGGCAACAGAGTCTAACTTCAGTAGGGTTTGTACTTATGCTGAACGTATGCCACCAGAGTTCAGTGTGTTAAGCATCAGTTATGCGGCGAGGAAGAACCCAGACTTAGCATCAACCAAGGCGTTTACAGATTGGGCAGTTAAGCACCAAGACATCTTATTTTAAGGGGAATGTATGAAACTTACAGACAAGGCACTGCTAGTGCAACTTAGTATCAGTCAATGGTCAGCAAGGAAGTATGACCGTAAGGTTACTAAAGAGATACTGACACAACATGGTGCATTAATGGGTGCAGGGAGGTTTAACAAGAGCCTACTGCCTATGAATGACTACCTTGATAGAGTCCATAAGAAGGCATCATATATAAGGACTAAGTACTACACCAACACGTTACCGTGGGGTATTGAGGGTACTCAGATGTTACCATCTGCCAACTACTTGGAGTTTATGACAGAGTTTAGGAATGAGAAAGCAGAGTGGCAGTTGCTAGTTAAAGACTTTCTTGATAACTATGATAGACTGAAGGAGGACGCCAAGAGACTATTACCAAACGGGCTGTATAACGAGAACGACTACCCTGCTGACAGTAGTATACACGAGAAGTTTAATATGGAAGTTGCAGTATTTCCAGTGCCTTCAGACGATTTCCGTGTTGCTATTGATGACGATGAGTTGGCTAGTATACAGCAAGATGTTGAGCGTAGAGTAACCGAGGCTAGTGCTGCAGCAATGGCAGACATCTGGCAGAGGTTGTATGATAGAGTGAAGCATATGAGTGATAAGTTAGCAGACCCGAAGGCAATCTTTAGGGATACTATGGTAGAGAATACGAGAGAGTTGTGTGCTTTACTGCCTAGGCTTAACTTTGCTGAGGACTCACACCTTGAAGGCTTACGTCAACAAGTTGAGGATTCATTGTTGTTACACCCTGATGCATTAAGAAACAATCCAGTGTTAAGACAAGACACTGCTCAAGTTGCAAAGGATATAATGAATAAAATGGATTCCTTCATGGGGTAATCCTTATAAGATGAACACACCATCTTGCTTGTCAGCCTACCCCATGAAATTTCATATAGGCTGATGAGGTTATTAGAGTGGCAACGGTTACTGCCATGTGTGAAGTAACCACCTAATTATAACTATTGAGGAAAACATGATGGCAAACCCACCAGTAATGAGAGCATATACACCACGACCTTGGTCATACGAGGACTACCTTGGTGCTACAAGACGTAAAGATAATGCTGATAGTCAGCGACGTTGGCTTGAGGTAGTAGCGTTATTGAATACAGAGTATAGAGAGGACTTAGACGATGCTGTGTATATGATTATGAAGACTGTTGACGAGGAACTAACATGAGTACTACACCACCAACGGTTAGGTACTTTGTAATTGATTCAACAACGGGTTTAACACTCCACAACTTCTATGACGAGTTATCAGCGATGGAAGCAGTCGCTAGAATGGGTGGAGATTATCACTTAGGTAGGGAGATAGTAACCAATGACGGTATGCCCCTGCCATTTACAGAAGGAGAATACAATGGCGATTGATAAAGAAACTGGTGGATACCACACCATGGACGAATGTAGATGCAAAGTAAGTGGCATTAAGTCACTACTTGAACAGATACGTAGAGCGACAAGAGGTAAAGATGCACAGAATGATTATCATATCTTTGCACTATCTGACAGTGCTATACAGATGTGTAACGAACTTATAGTGGAGGGAAAACAAGATGGCTGAACTTTGGGAAAATGTAACGTGGATTGAAATGGTAGTGTCGGGTGTATTCGGCTGGACTTTTTATTACATTGTGTATACAAATGACAAACGTAGAAATAGAAAGCCTAAAGACTGAGTTCAATACTGCACTTAGTGTGTGGCATGACCAGATGCATGAGTTACCAACAGGTGAACTTGTTGACATGATACTTAAGCATCTACCTATGTCATTACTAATGGCTCAGTTAATAAACATTGAGCATAAGATTAAACTTTTAAATATGGAGGACGACTGTGGAAGTAGAAAAAAGACTGAGTAAAGCAAAGACTGCCTTAGTGTTAGAACACCCATTCATTGGGAGTATAGCACTGAACATGCCGTTTAAGTTGAGTGATGAAGTACCAACTGCCGCGACTAATGGCAAGATGGTGATGTTTAACCCCGACTTCTGTGAGAAGTTGAGTGATGAGGAGTTGAAGTTCCTTGTAGCCCATGAGTGTATGCACCCTATGTTAGAGCATAACTTCAGACGACAAGATAGGGATATGCGTAAGTGGAATAAAGCAGGTGATTACATTATCAACAAGTTGTTGGTTGATGAGAACATCGGCAGAATGCCATCAATGGGGTTGCTTGATGATGACATATGGCAACAAGGCAACGGAACTACTGACGGTATCTACAACGTACTACCTGCCGAAGATGGAAAGGGTGAGGGTATAGGTTCTGTTGGTGGTCAAGGCGACCCACTAGATGAGTGCCTTGATAGTGAAGGTTCACCTGCAGAGATAGAACAACAAGCAGCCGAGTGGAAAGTCAAGGTAGCACAAGCAGTACAAGCCGCGAAGATGATGGGTAAGATGAGTGCAGGGCTTGAACGGTTTGCAGGTGAGTTACTACAACCTAAAGTGAACTGGCGTGAAGTCTTACAACGCTTTGTTGAGAAGTGTAAAGATGATACTCGGTCATGGGCAAGACCTAACAGACGCTTCCTTGCACAAGGAATGTATCTACCTACTGCAAGTGGTGAAGCCATGGGTGAACTTGTTGTGGCAGTGGATTGTTCTGGCTCTATCGGGCAAGAGGAGATAGACCAGTTTGCATCAGAGGTATCAACTATTAAAGAGGACAGTAGCCCGAGTGCTATCCATGTAGTGTACTTTGATACTGAAGTATCACACTATGATAAGTTCACAAGAGATGATGAACTGCATATCAAACCTCATGGTGGAGGTGGCACTGCGTTCAGCCCCATCTTCGAGTACATAACTAAGCATAACATAGAGCCAGTAGCCTGTGTTGTACTGACAGACCTGTGGTGTCATGACTTCGGTGATGAACCTGCATACCCTACACTATGGGTAACGACAGACAGTACCAAAGCACCGTGGGGTGAAGTGGTGGAGATGTCATGAATATTACAGCAGATATGTTAGATGATAACCGTGAGATAAATGTCTACGACCAGTGGTATGAGCATGTACATGAGAAGTTTACAGAGAGCATGAAAGAGCAGGGTGTTAGGGTGGATAACATCATGTTCAGTGGCTTCTGGAGTCAAGGTGATGGTGCTTGTTTCGAGGGTGAGGTTGAGGACATTAGCAAGTTAGTAGACCTTGATGAGTACCCTATGATAAAGATGATACAAGGTATGGATAAAGGTTCTATCGGTATTATGATTGACTACAATGCCATACACCACTACTACCATGAGCATAGTGTAGACATAGATATAAAGCATGATGAGTTCTATGACATGATGGACGCACCATCAGAAGTACATCAGCATGTCATTAAAAGTTATGATGAAAAACTAGCAGAAGAAATGGGTGGGTTTTCTAAGGACGCTGTCGACATATTGAGAGGGAATATGAAACAGTTGTATAGAAACCTTGAAAGAGAATATGAATATTTAACGAGTGATGAGTGTGTGGAAGCAAGCATCAAGGACAATCAATAATAGGAGAGTAGCATGGCAACAGTAAGATTTAGTGAGAAATTAAAGAGCGACATTGAACATAATGCAAAGAAGATGTTCAAGAAAGAACTGAAAGCATTGGAAGAAAAACTACCAGTAACATGGACTGCTGAGTATATATACAACACAATCTTCTCTAAAGATATTAGAGATAAGATGAACGCCCTACCTGATAAATTTATGGACACTACATCACGCTTAGATTTTGGTGGGTTCAGAAATGTAGGCGAGGGTGATGATAGGTATTACTGGGGATTGAGTGATGATATACCACTTACGTTTAATACACCAGTGCGTATGCCACATGGCTCATCATTCGATGATTTTCATAAGAGTTGGAGGGACGTAACACTGAACCTTAACGTACCAGAGTACGCTATTATTCAAGCAGAGTTTAAGACGTGGCGTGATGCACAGTGGATTGTTATAGCCAAGAAAGATAAGTTCGTTGATGGTATCAAACAGATAATGAATACATACTCTACGCTATCACCTGCACTCAAAGTATTCCCTGCACTATGGGACTTAGTACCACAAGAAGCACAAGAACGACACATGAAAATTGTTAGTAGGAAGAAGGGTGAGGCTAAAGAACTAGGCGACCTTGATGTCAATAGCCTAACAGCAACAGTAACATTTAATAAACTAACTAAATAAGAGGAGTAGTTAATATGGCATGGCTAAATGAAGCAACAGTAAAGGATTACAACGGAATAAAAGCAGAGTTTAAGAGAGCAAGGTTTCCCGATAAGGGTAAGCCACTACGTTCTTGGGCAAGGATACATGAAGATGGTGAGGACTATGTTGTTAAGTGCTGGAACAGTGAACTGTGTAGGTTTAAACCTAACAACACAGTAGTATTCACTGCCACGACTGAGGAAGTATGGAGTAGTTCTAATACAATAGTATCAGCATTACATAGGGCAATACCTTTCACTATGATTAGGATTGCTAAGGGTAGGTATCGAGTTGCTCATACAGCCGAACTAGATACCCATACGATAAAACCAAAAGGTGATATGTATCATGACTATACAGATTGTTGGACATGGTTAAGGAAAGAAGCACCCGAATACTTCCAAGGGATAACCTTTGACGTAGCAACAGGTGAGTGCCTTAACCGTAGACCAGACGACAAACTTATACCTATCCCAGAAGTTCGTAGGGTGTGGTTAAGAGCATTGCGTGAGTTCAAGAAAGGCATCAAGGTTAGAGCAAGATTGAATGTATTCGATGGTGTATCAGACATAGTACAAAAGGAAGGTGGTCATGGATACTATGACAGACCAGACTGGTCACATGATGAGCATAGTACACTTCTGTTTGAAAGTATTAGAGATAATAACTTCCCTAAAGAATTATTGTTTAACATTAATAAATCATATAGACCAGAGCATTCATGGACTTGGGAGCGACCATCACCTGCAGATATATCCAACACTGTAAACAGAATATGTAACACGTACAGTGTTGAACTACGTAGACAGTTCGGAGTGTTTGAGAAATGATAGACTACGGCGAAATCATAATGGGTGTAAGTATCCTCGCATGGTTTTTATTCTTAGCGTGGATAGGGTATGACCCAAAGGATAAAAAATGACAGTAATTGTATGGGACGGGACTAATCTTGCTACTGACAAAGCAGGAACAGATAGCCATAGGAAGTGGGCAACTACTAAAGCATGGTATCATGAAGGTTCAATTCTTACAGGTGCAGGTTCACTTAAACTTATTCTCGAGATGAGAGAATGGTATAAGCGAGGTGCAAAAACAGAGGACTTCCCTAACGAACAGAGGAGTTCTCATTTCTGCCAGTTTGTAGTGGTAGATGAACATGGGTTAAAGCGATACGAACAATCGCCGATACCTATTGAGCATGGGTTCAATGCCTGTGCATTTGGAACAGGGCAAGACTTTGCCTATGGTGCATTGGCAATGGGTGCTAGTGCAGAGCAGTCGGTGGAAGCGACTAACAAGTTCTCAGTTAACTGTGGGCATGGAGTGGAAGTTTTCACTATAACAACGGAGAGTAACAATGAAAAAACTATCAAAGCAACAACAAATAATAGACTACTGTAAGAAGAATCCAACAGCAACTCCTAAGAAAGTTGCACGTCTATTCAAAGTAACAAGAGGCTATGTATATAGTTGCAAGTGCATTGCAAAAAATAGACAGAAACTTCAAGACTTTGTACCGAAGCAGACAGTACATAAACATATAGACAGTGCTACTGTCAGTGTAAAAATCCAGTTAGAGATGTCATCGCAACGGTACTTCACTATGAGTATCCAAGAAGCACAAGAACTATACAGCACACTTAAACCTTTAATGGAGAGATAATGGACATAGTAACCATCGACTTTGAAACCTACTGGGATAAGAAGTTCTCACTATCTAAGATGACAACAGAAGCGTACGTACGTAGTGCAGACTTCGAGGTCATAGGTGTAGGTATTAAAGTAAACGACAACCCTACTGATTGGTATAGTGGGGAAGATGTAGGTGGGTTTCTTAACAGCCTTGACTTCACGGACAAGGCAATCCTTTGCCACAACACATACTTCGATGGTGCAATACTGTCGTGGTTGTATGGCATTAAGCCTAGGTTTTGGTTTGATACTATGTGTATGGCTAAGCCTAAGCACCAGATGACAGAGGGCAGTTCTTTGAAAGCCTTAGCAGATTACTATGGTATAGGACAGAAAGGTTCAGAGGTAGAGAACACAGTAGGTAAACGACGAATAGACTTCAGTGAGTCAGAGATGCAAGACTTTGCAGACTACTGTATTCAAGACGTAGAGTTAACCTATAAACTATTCAATGAACTACGTAAAGGGTTTCCATCACACGAGTTACTTATCATTGACCAGACCTTACGTATGTACACCGAGCCAACAGTGGTACTTGACACTGATGTATTGGAACATCACATCATCAATGTTAAACAAGCAAAGACAGACTTAATAAACGGACTATCAATGGGTCAGTTTAGTGAGGTTCAGATAAAGAAAGTGCTTATGAGTAACGATATGTTTGCTAAGTTACTTGGGTCAGTAGGTGTAGTAGCCCCAACTAAGACTAGTTTACGGACTGGTAAAGTAGCATTTGCATTCGCTAAGACTGACAAAACATTCCTAAACTTATTGACGCACGCTGACTCTCGTGTACGTAGCCTTGTTAAGGCAAGACTTGGCATCAAGTCTACCATAGAGGAAACAAGAACGCAACGGTTAATCGAAACATCTAAACGAGGACTACTACCCATCATGATTAAGTACTACGGTGCGCATACTGGTAGGTTCTCGGGTGGGGATAAGTTAAACCTACAAAACCTACCACGTAACGGTGCTATCCGTGAGGCTCTCACTGTACCCAAGGGTTATAAGATGGTAGCCTGTGACTCATCACAGATTGAGGCTCGTATGACAGCCTATGTAGCAGGGCAACAAGACTTACTTACAGCCTTCAGAGATGGGCGAGATGTGTATAGTGAGTTTGCTTCAGATGTCTATGGAATAACTGTAAAGAAAACCGATAAAGTAAAGAGGTTCGTGGGCAAAACATGTATACTAGGTCTTGGGTATGGCATGGGTCACGCTAAGTTTAAAGATACTTTAGCGTTAGGTATGGGTGGTCTATCAGTTGATGTCGATGAGTTTGAGGCACAACGAATAGTAAACTTATATAGGCAGAAGAACCACAAGATTGTTGCATTATGGAATAGATGTGGCACGGTTCTTACAGGCATGCTAGCAGGTGGTACTGGAAAGATTAACGAGAATCTATCCTATGACCACAACGGTATTCTAATGCCGAACGGACTGCGTATACACTACCCTGCATTAAGAGCAGGGAGTGGAGGGTTTGCATACTTAGCAGACTCTCGTGTACACCGTAAGTTTAAAGCAGGTGATACCATTGCTAGTAATAACTGGACTCGTATCTATGGTGGTAAGGTAGTGGAGAATGTTGTCCAAGCCTTAGCACGTAACGTAGTTGCTGAGCAGATGGTGAGTATAGGGCAGAGGTATCATGTGTCCTTCCAAGTTCATGACGAGATAATCGTAGTGGTCAAGGAAGATGAGGCTGAAGAAGCCATGGCATTTATGATGGAAGAAATGTCTAAGCCACCTAGTTGGGCATTAGATTTACCAGTGGCTTGTGAAGCAGACATCGGTAACAATTATAGTGAGGCAAAATAAGGAGAACATATGCCGAAGAAGTATGAGATTGAAGGTGGTAGATGGGTGACAGTTCCACAACTTGTAGAGGAGTTAGGGCAAGACAAAGACTTGATGGCTATGCGTTTAAGTAGAGGTATTACTAGCCTAGAAAAACTAAAGAAGCCTAGGAATAAATACAAGCAACGCTTCAAACCTAAAACAGTTAAAACAAAACCGAAGGAAGCCGAAAAGAAATACGACTATCAATATAAAGTAGCAGATGTAATCAAACAGCGTATGTACTTTGACCCATTGGGTCATTGGAAACTTTTAAATAACATGGGGAAGAAAGCATGAAACTAACACACTCATTCTCAGCATTAAAGATGTATGAGAACTGCCCGAAACGGTACATGCACCAACGTATTAACAAAGAAGTACAAGACGAAGGTGGTGAAGCAAGTAGATATGGTGAGCGTATCCATGAAGCACTAGAGATAAGGTTGAGAGATAAGACAGAACTAACTGATGAGACCAAGCAGTACGAAGGGTTATGTGTAGCAATGGAGAAGGCATCTAAAGGTGGTGAACTATTAGTTGAGCAGAAGATGACACTAACTGAGAACCTAATGCCAACAGAGTGGTTTGCACCAGACGCATGGCTTAGGTCTATACTTGATGTACTAATTGTACATGAGGATAGTGCTTATGTACTGGACTGGAAGACGGGTAAGCGTAGACCAGACTTCACACAGATGGAGATGTTTGCACTACAAGTATTCAAGCACTACCCTAATGTGAACACAGTTAAGTCATCACTGATATGGCTAAAGACTAAGGACATGGACACAGAAGTTTACAAGCGTGAACAGTCTAATGAAATGTGGGCTAAGTTAATGACTAGAATCAATAGGATATATGAGTCAGCAGAGCATGACAACTGGCCACCTAAACCAAGTGGGCTATGTCCTTGGTGTCCTGCAAAACATATGTGTGACTATGCAAGACTTTAGTTGACACTGTTGTAAGTTTAAGTATAATGTAACGTAAGAGGAGAAAAAATGTTGAAGAATATAGATGTAAAAGAAGTGTGTAATAAATGGTGTAATTGCCATACTTGTTTCGTAAAGTTACCAGTAGTAACAGCGTTTATTGTTGCTGCTAATTTGTATTTTCTGTAACGGTGGCTACAACACCAGAAGGAAAAATTAAGGCTAGGCTAGACAAGATGCTTAAGAAACATAAGGTATGGTATTTTAGCCCACAGTCTGGGCCGTTTGGTAGAGCAGGTGTACCAGATAGACTAGCAGTTGTACAAGGTAGGCTGATAGGTATTGAGGCTAAGTCCGACAAGACCAAGAAACCTACTGCGTTACAAATTAAATGTATGAAGGAGATTGATATGGCAGGTGGTAAATGTTTCGTAGTCTTTGATGATGTCACGATTAGTGAAGTAGAAGAATACATACTAGAATCTAAGGAGGTACAGTGGTAGTTGTAGAGCAAGCAAAAGCAATCGCAATGAAACTCACTAACCCTAATAGGGTGCTTGATACTATACCTACTGCAAAGTTAATGACTATCAAGGGTACAGAGATAGTAGTTACACCACATAAACTTGATGAGGTAAGAGTCCTACGTAACCTAGGTATCAAAGCACCATCACCTATCATGCACTACTATGACTGGGTTGGTAGGTTCGTACCATATGAACATCAGAAGTTAACAGCGGCGTTCTTAACTATGAACAAGAAAGCGTTAGTGCTTAATGATATTGGTACAGGTAAGACGCAGTCAGCACTATGGGCGGCAGACTACCTAATGAATATAGGTGTGGTAAAGAAATGTTTAATCATCTCACCACTGTCTACACTTGAACGAGTATGGGGTGACAGTATATTCACTGGGTTTATACACCGTACAGGTATAACTTTACATGGAACTGCAGCACGTAGAAAGAAGTTACTCAAGACTAAGGCTGACTTTTATATTATTAACCATGACGGTTTCAATATTATTTATGAGGATGCAATAGGTATGTTTGATTTAGTTATCGTTGACGAGGCGGCAGTACTACGCAACCCATCTACTAATAGGTTTAAGATTTTCCGTAAGTGGATGGATAGTAACAAAGATATAAGACTATGGATGATGACAGGAACACCAACACCTAATGACCCAACTGATGCTTGGGCGTTAGCGAAGTTAGTCAATAGTCCATTCTGTTCTGGTACATACACAGCATTTCGTGACCAAGTGATGATGAAGATAGGGCAATGGAAGTGGCTACCTAGACCAGAGTCAGTGGACATTGTGAAGAATATACTGCAACCATCTGTTAGGTATACAAGAGATGAGTGCTTTGACTTACCAGATACTATCATCCAAACTCGGAGAGTAGCACTAACTAAGGAACAATCTGATAAGTATAAAGAAATGCTTAGGCATTTTGTAATTGAAATGGAAGAGGAAGGCTCTATCACTGCTGTTAACGAGGCTGTTAAGTTACAGAAACTTGTACAGATAGCATGTGGTGTTGTCTATGATGATGACGGACAGAACATTGAGTTGGACTGTACGCCAAGGACTAGTGTAGTAGAGGAGGTGATTGAAGAAGCAGGTGAGAAAGTAATATTGTTTGTTCCATTAACAGGAACGTTGCATATGTTAGAGAAAAAGTTAAGTAAGAAGTGGAGTGTGGCTGTTGTCAATGGTGCAGTGAGTGCAACAAAACGCAACAAGATATTCCAAGACTTCCAAGACCATAAAGACCCACGAGTATTGATTGCACATCCTGCAACAATGGCTCACGGACTTACCCTAACATCAGCGTCAACTATCATATGGTATGGGCCGATAACAAGTAACGAGCAGTATGTTCAAGCGAACGGTCGCATTGAACGAATAGGTAAGAAGCATGTATCAAACGTTGTACACATTGAATCCACTGACATAGAGGCTAAGATGTATGAGCGTTTACGCAACAAACAAAAGTTGCAAGGCTTGCTTCTTGATTTAATACAACAAGAAACGAGGTGACACTATGAGTCTAACAGTAGACCAAGTAATAGAAACGTATATGAAACTACGTAAGAAGAAAGAAGCCATTGAAGGTGAGGCAAAGTCTCAAGTCAAAGGTATCAAAGAGAACATGACTAAACTCGAGGCATGGATTAAGGAGAAAGCAGATGCTGAAGGAGTAACATCTTTCAAGACCAATCATGGTACAGCATTTCTTACTACTAATGACTATGCTAGGGTAGCAGATTGGGATGCAGTGCTTGGATTTGTCCAAGACAATGAAGCCTATGACCTACTTGAGAGGCGTGTTAGTAAAGCAGCAGTTCGTGGATACATCGACATTAACAAAGCTGTCCCTGCAGGAATAACTTATGGAACAAAGATTGATATAAATGTTCGTAAGCCAGCACTAAAAATAGATGTTTAAAATAGGAGAAGTAAAATGAGTAACATCGTACCGAGTAATATCCAAGTTCCTGCACACCTTGCAGGCAAAGTAGGCGTGCCATCAATATTAGCACAATCTTTAACAGGTGGTCTATCGACAGGTAGTGAAGGATTCCCACGCATCTCTATCAAGGGTAGCCGTTTCCGTATCGTGGAAGGTGGTAATGAAACTGTCCTTGACTCAACCAAGTTAGATTTAATCATCGTAGGTGCAAACCCTAGATTATCTAAGACATGGTATGAGAAAGCATGGACACCAGATGCTGAGCCATCAGCACCAGACTGTTTCTCACTAGATGGAATTAGTCCACACACTGACAGTACTAATAAGCAGAATGACTTGTGTGCTTCATGCCCACAGAATGCTTGGGGTTCTAAGATAACACCACAAGGTCAGCAAATCAAAGCATGTTCAGACCAGAAACGATTAGCAGTAGTTGCCGCTGATGATGCAGACGGTAAAGTATACTTACTACAAGTAACACCCGGGGCATTGAAAGGATTGAACGCTTATCAGAAAGAGTTGATGACTCGTGGTATCCCACCAGAAATTGTTAAGACAACAATCTCGTTTGATACTGATGCTTCATACCCGAAGTTAGCATTTAGTTTCGGTGGCTTCATTGATGAAGCAGCACAGACTGCAGTTGATAAGTTGTTTGGTACTGACCAAGTGTTAGAAATCACAGGTGAGAAAGAACTATCTATTCCATCTGTACCTAAGACAGCTAAGGCACAACTTGCAGATGTCGTGAAAGCTAAAGAGCCTACACCAGAAGTAAAGGGCTTTGGTAAAACAGCACCAGTTGAGAAGCCTAAGGCAAAAGCAAAACCTAAAGCAAGAAAGGTAGAAGCAGAACCTGTAGCGGCACCTGTTGTTGATACTAAGACTGACTCCTTGGCTGATGAAATTGCAGCCTTAGTCGGTGAGGTAGCTGATGACTAGACCCCCACTTGATTTTAAAAAAGTGGAGGCCTTGCGTAAGCATATGCTACTAACTATCACTGACATTGCGTCAGTGCTAGATGTATCACGTATGACTTATCATTCATGGATTAAAGGACGACCGATACGGCAGTCCAATGATGCTAAAGTACGGCTAACACTTAAGAAACTACTACTGATAATGAACGAGAAGCACTGGCCAGAACCAGACATCATTGCTCTCGACCCTCCAGATAGAAAAAAGAAACTCATGGAGTATTTATCGGAGTATCATTAACAAAACTGGAACGGGGACATCCCCGTTTTTATTTGAGGAGGATTAATTATGAACACGTTGGAATTTCTTCAGCGGGTTCTACCATCAAAGGGGTTTTATGTCACAACAGTCATCAACAAAGATGGCAATAGACAAGGTTTCTTTGATACGGTAGAAGAACTTGCAAAGGTCTGTATTAGGTCAGACCAAACTAAAAACAATACCTACTATGCTATATCTGCATTCTCTACTAAAGGTAGCAGGAAGCAAGACAATGTTAGAGCAACTAAAGTCATAGCACTTGACGTTGACTGTGGCCCTACAAAGCCATACCCATCATGGAAAGAAGGACTACTAGCACTTAACAAATTCATAATAGCAATGCAGTTGCCGAAGCCTATGATTGTCTTCTCGGGTAATGGACTACATGTTTACTGGGTGTTAACTAGAGAACTTGAGCCACACAAATGGTTCCCTCTTGCTAACGCTATGAAACTAGCAGCGGCTGAGCAACAGTTTGAAATTGATGCAGGGTTAACAACCAACAGTGCGTTAGTATTGAGACCAGTAGGTACACACAACCCTAAGAATGGTAACGAGGTAAAGTTATTAATAGATGCTGAGCCTGTCACACCTGAAGTTCTTTCAGATGTATTAGAAAGCTATATGCAATACTCTATGGCCCCTGCTAAACGACCAACACGTGAGAGTACGTTGCTTAATAATCTAGCAGTCAACCAAGAGTATCCACCTGCTATCGGTTCTGTTGTTGCGAGTAAGTGTCAGCAGATTAACTGGGCTATTAAGAACTCTAATGATGTACCCGAACCACTATGGTATAGTCTTATCGGAGTCGCTGCATTTTGTGTAGACCCCGAAGAAACTGCTATCAAGTGGAGCGAAGGGCATGATGGATACTCTGAGTCAGACACACGATACAAAGTACAGCAGTGGAGTGAGTGTGCTACTGGGCCGACTACATGTTCAAAGTTCCAGAGTGATAGACCAACTGGTTGTAAAGGATGTAAGTACAAAGATAAAGTTGGCTCACCTGCAAGACTAGGTGTGCAATATCAAGAGGTAGCCATTGCTACTGAGGCACCAGATAAAGTTGCTGATGCAGTGGCTATGCCTAAACCGTTCAAGCGGACAAGTCAAGGTATCAAGATGACTATTGATGACACAGATATTGACGTATGTAAGTTTGACATATACCCTGTAGGTTATGGACGTGATGACTCTCTAGGTTTCGAAGTTGTACGCTACCACTGGAAGCGTCCACATGTTGGGTGGCAAGAGTTAAAATTAAGACAGGCATTCCTAACGGATGGTAGCAGAGAGTTCCCTACTGCTATTGCAGACCAAGGTATAGTCTTAGTTAACAAACGACAAACGGAGTACTTTCAAATTATGTTACGTTCTTACATGGAAGAGTTAAGACAAATTCGTACAATGACAAACCTATACTCCACTATGGGGTGGAAGGAAAACAATACGAGTTTTGTTATCGGTGATACTATCATACACAAAGATGATGACGGTTCAATTAAGCAAGAGAAGGTTGCACTAGCAGCTACATCTAATGCAGTAGGCTGTGAGTTATACGGTACGAAGGGTGATGCACAAGCATGGACTGCTATGACTAACATGCTAGAGAAAGCGCATATGCCGGCTCATATGTTTGCCTTAGGTGTAGGATTCTCAGCACCACTGTTCAACTTCACTGGCTTGAAAGGACTAACGGTATCACTGTATGGCCCAACTGGTGGTGGTAAAACACTAGCACAATACTGGATACAATCCATCTATGGTGACCCAGAGAAACTACACTTCGCAGCGAAGTTCACACAGAATACTTTGTTTAATAGACTAGGTATGTATGCTCATCTACCGATGACTATCGATGAAGTAACCATGATGCAAGACAAAGAGGTTGGTGACTTCTGTTATTGGGTAAGTCAAGGTCGAGATAAAGCAAGACTTAACCGAGCAGCTGTAGAGAAAGAAGCAAAGACATGGGCAACACCTGTAGTGGTATCAACAAACAAGTCACTACAATCTAAACTGATAGCATCTGGATTAGATACTGATGCACAGATGGCGCGTTTGTTAGAGGTTACAGTACCACCGCATGAACTGTTTACTAAGAACAGTGAAGCAGGAAGAAACATCTATAACTTCGTAACAAATAACTACGGTCACGCCGGCCATACATTCATAAACAAGTTACTGGAAATAGGTGATGACGGTATACGAGCTATGATTGCTGAAGCAACAGACTCATTCCATCAGAGGTATGATGCTAAGTTCAGTGGTGAAGAACGGTTCTGGGAGCAAGCAATTATCCTTTCAGACTTAGGTTCTAAGTTAGCGAAGGAGTGGGGTTTGATTGACTACGACTATACCAAGGCTACCGAATGGGTACTAGACCAAGTTGGTGCTATCCGTACAGTGGCTGCTGAGAGTAAAGTTGATTCATTCGATATCATCGCTGAGTACCTTAATGACTTCGCTGATGTAGCAGTTACTGTTATGCACACAGCAGGGCAGAAACCAGTGGTTGACTTCGCTCGCTTACCACGTGGTGAGATACGAGTTAGGTTTGACGTACATCGTAACTCAATGGCTGATGTGTTTAGTACAGGTACATTGATGTTAGATAGAACACACTTCCGTAAGTGGTTGTCTATGAAAGGCCATGACTACAAATCATTCTGCGGTGAACTGAAGAGTGAACATGTCGATGCAACACCTAAGTCTAAGAAATGTTTCCTAGGTAAGAACACTCCTATCAAACTAGGTCAGTCATACGTAGTTGGTATTAACCTAAACCATCCACGACTACAAGGCATACTAGATGACGCTGATGTAGCCGCAGAAGATTTAACTCAAGGCTTACTTAAGTTAGTTAACTAGAGTCCGTATAAATCCATCAGCCACTGTGTATCTTTACGCATGTTCTTAGGTGAAGACTTAAGGTAACGCTCGGCTGTTGGTCTCATCGCTTCTTTTGCAGCACGGTTAGCATTCTTAGTAAAGTTTCTAATATAGAACTCAGTACCTCTAGTAGTATTATTCCAATCTCTAACTTGTTTCATGATGTGTCTAATCTCAGAGTGGTTTTTATTTATCTTAGCCTTGACATATGCAACTTGAAATTCCTTACGGATACTAGCAGTGTAGTCACTAACCCCTTTAGATATTTTAACTATCCTATTCTCCGCAGTAGCGGCGGCAGGGTAGAACCCTAGTATTCTTGCTACTACCGTAGCAGTATTCATATCCTTTGACACAACCTTACCAGTGGCGTTAGTAATTACACCATCGTCATGGTAAGCGTATCCATCTGCTATCGCGCGCAATGCAGCAATAGGGGATTCTCTAGCAATGTCATTAAGCGTTGTAGTATCTGGCTTGAATCCTAGTACTTCTCCAAACCATTTAGTAATTCCAACACCAGTGCCACCTAAACCAGTAGCCATTGAATATACTGGGCCGAATAAGTTAGTAGCCTCACGCTCAAAACTAGCACCTGCTTTAAACATCCCAGTCAATGGTATTAAATCACCATGTCCAAGACGTGTAGATAATGTAGAGCCAGTGAACTTATCAGCAAAGCCATTCATAATCTGAGGCGCCCAACCTGGGGCAACCTCATCAAGCATTTTATGTGCAGCCAGTTCAACACTACTCATCTTGATACCGAAGAACTGCGCTAGTGTATCAATGATATCCATCAAGTCATCAGCAAAAGGTATACCTTTAAATCCTGCAACTAAGAACATTAATCCTAAATAGTACAGTCGACCACTAGCACTCATCGACTTAAGCATCTGCACTGAAGTAAGCACGAACTGCTTGTACATAAATGGATACTGTAGGAAGTTACCACGTGCCATCTGTGGTCTGTTGTACATGTCGTAGTTACCCTGTGTTTCATCCACTACTTTATTAGCTTCTTTCGAGGCTAGGTCTCGTAGCTCTTGCTTCGTGGCTTGAGGGTTACCTGCTAGCATCTTCTCACGGTATAGTCTGTATGAAGCTAAGGCAGTAGTACGTCTGTTCAATTGCTCAGTATAGGTGAACATATACATCCAGCCTTTAACAGCTTTAATAGTTGTAGCCTTCTCCATGCCGCCCCTTGATGAGCCTGCTAAAGCATTGAACTGCGCGGGGGAAAGTATGCCCAATCTAGTTTCGAATAGTAACCACTCTGTTTCATCTAGGTTTAATCCGTACTCGTTGACCCAGTTATCTTCCTTACCCTTAGGCCAGCCTTTAACCATGTCTGCTAGGAATTGCTCTGTACCAAACTTGTGGTTCTTAAGGTCAGCCATTGCTCTACCAACTTCCATATGTGACCTAGCAAATCCAAAGCCACCACCAATACCACGGTCTGCATTGTATGATGCAAGGTATGGAATGGTGTGCATAGGGATTGAAGTTAAGTTAACAAACGCCGTTGCAAAGTTACCACCTAACTGACCTAGTACGGTCACCATCTTAAGCTTCGACCCCCACTTACCAGATAGCGCATCCTCTGTGCTAGTTACAACATCTCTTGATTGTTCGTACCAAGCTACAACTCTAGCAGCATCGTCACGATAGCGTTCACCCTTACCTTCTAACTTGAGGTTATATGTTTTGCCGCCAACTTCCATTGTAAGTGTAGTTGATTTCTTTCCGTCTTTACCAAGATGGATATCGCTCACTGGTGCTGAGTGCCTATACATGTAAGCGTATCTTTCAAAATTAGTTTTAGCTATATCTAAACGAGCAGCATTCGCATCAATTGGATTCTTCTGGTACTGTTCATATGCGTCATCAACAAGCTTAGCTTTACTTTTTAGTAGGCTATATGAACCACGCCACATGTCGTTATCATCCATAACTCTAGATATTTTATGGCGGTACTCAGACTTCGCTGCAACATGAGCCTGTGTTTCTAAATATCCTGCTACATGTTTAAGTCCTTTCTCCTGCTCAAAACCTGGTGACATAGCACGAGGTAGAGACCTACGTGCTTTACCTTTAAACGCTGCTGATTTCTTAACAAGTGTCTCTCTCTGGTTAGGTGACATCTGAAGTCCTGCACCAGTTAATGATTGTATTAAGTCGTTGTATCCAACAGGGCCAGAACGTGGCGACTCTAAACGAGTCTCACTATACTCAGCTTGAAGTCTAACATTCTTTACAGTGCCCTCAGTATTAGCTAACTTAACTGTACCTATGTTGCTCTCATTAAAGTTAGTCATCATTGACCTAGCAGCAGTCTCACTATCAGTCTGTGTATAGAGAAGCATACTCTTAGTGTGAGGATTAAGTTTAATAGGTGCGCCTAGAACACCGTTGTCTAATACTTCATAAGCCTTAATACTAACTTGGAATTTACCATCGCGAACTAATGGAACATAAGCACCCAGTACCGTACGTAACATACCAGCCTTCTGACTTCTAACGATTGAATCATTAAGCCATAAGTTCTGTATTATATTTTGGATACCATTAGTTTGATTCTCTGTAATCCCTTTATCTCTAATTCGTTTAACGCTTTCTAAAATACCGCTAACATTCATACCTTCAAAAGTCTTAGCGTTTTCTCCTTTACCATTCACTGCTGCTTCTAAGTCTTCAATCTTCTTAGGGTTGTGTATACCACGTAATGCGGATGATATAAATTCTTCAGCTTTCTTCCCTTGCTCAGTAGCTTTCTTTAAAAGTTCTATTGCTTCTTCATCAGTCTTCGGAGCGATAAGGTTATAGTCGCCCTCATTCTTAATAGCTAAGTACTTCTCAAATATTTTAGTTAAGAACTTAATATCAGTATCATCTAAGTTACTACCAGTTGTGCCTTTAATCTTTAAGAACTCATCTATTGTAGTCTTCTGCTCGTCTAGTGCACCTTGGGTTTCTCCTAACAACACGTTAGCTGCAGCCTGTGCAACAGCCTTACGATGCTCAAGGTACATTAACCACTCTGGTGATTGCTCGGTTATAGACTCGTCGTGTATCCATGATGTCTCTGGATTACTTCCGAAGATAGGTAGTGTATTAATACCTTGGTATGCTTCATCACCTTTCTCTTCTAATTCACCAACGACTACCTTCATTCCTTTGCGGACATCAGCTAGTGACATCTCTGATACGGCAACTAAGTCAGCTAAAACTTTTGCGTCTATCTCGAACCTTCCAGTTACTGGGTTGACCTTAATAACCTTTGCGTTCTTATGCGTTGTCATTAATGATTCAACTGTTACACCACGGTACATAGATACTGCCGCTAGTATTTGGTATGCTCGTTGCTTCTGCACTTCAGTAGTACCTGTTAAGAACTTAGTAGGTAACATCTGTTCCAAGTGGTTCATAATATCTTTAGACTTATTACCAGTGTCTTGGAAGAAGTGGTAGATTAAAGACAGCCCCGGGCTCTTATTAGCTTTATGGTTTAATGTCTGTACTGCCTCTAGTGATTTGCCTATAACTCTAGTAATACCCCCTACTTCCTTGGAATAATTCTTAAAGGTAGGGTCTGTTATCAATCTGCGCCATGGTTCTGCACTACCAAAGTACTTCTCTACAGTGTTATTGTATGCGTGTGACTCATGCCATGCACCAACTATATTATCATGGTCGGCACCGATAGCAAATCTACCACGTGAGCGTGAGCGTTCATGGCTACGTATGTTCCTAAGTATTTGTTCGCTATTAACAAAACTTGATGAGCCTGTCTTAGCGTACTTGCGTAAATGTCCAACCCAATAACGAGATGCTTCATCTCCGAAGGTCATACCTAACTTGTTAAGTGCGGTCTTCATTGCGTTCCATACTCTAACAACAATGGATATATCAAGCGCCGCTGCCTTATCAGCCATGACTTCTTCAATAGCTTCGAGTAATGAAACATCTTGTAAGTCTGCTGTACGTTTAGCTAGTAAGCGTACGTGTGCGTCGTTGTTGTAGATATCCATTAGAACTTTTTTCAGTTCCTTCTTAGAAAGGATAGAGCGTAAACCATGGTGTCCGATTATCTCATGGGCAATGGTATGCTTTAACTGTCTAGCATCTAAGATGTAGTCAGAGAATATAATGATGTCGTTATCAAAAGAGAAACCCATAGCCTGTGTGTTCTCGAACTCGCCAGGTAACCTAGTCGCAGCAGCACGTGCAAACAACTCTGGGTTAGCTTCTTTCAAGTCAGCTGCATCTTTAAACACATGGACTTTAGGAGTAACCTTTACCTTCTTAATGAATGCTTTAACTAGTGCTTTAATCTTTGCAACACCCATAGGGGCATCGACCTTTCTATCTGCACGTTTGAAACCACCTAGTGTATCTTGGTCTGTTGGTATACCTTTCGCAGCATTGAGTGCAATCTCTGCTTCAGTCACAGCAGCTACTGCTTTGTTAACTCCTTCAGCTGCAGCATCCCATGCTTCCTGTAGCTCTTCAGTTTTTTCATCCGTGTAGGCTATCTCTGCTTCTTCAGCTACCGCCTCTGCAGTCTGCAATGCTCTGTCAGCTTTAGCTTTTTCTTTACGGGCTATAGCTACATCTGCCGTAGCAGTTTCTCTAGTACGTTTATCTGCTTGCTGCGTTATGAGTATGTTGTCTGTTGTTTCCTGCTCGAGACCCTCTACGGCTAATGCAGCTGAAGACTTTTCACCTTTACGCGATGTCTCTGCGTCTGTTAATTCCTCAATACGAAGAGCAACATCTGAGGCTTGCCCCGTTAGCTCCTCATACTTGTCAAGATTATGTACACCGGTTGTATCGAACTCTTGAATCTGTTGGTTTAAACCATTGAGCTCTGCTTTTAATTGCTGCAATGGAGTAGCATGCTTATCTCGCAGTGCTTTTGTTACAGCAATTTTTTCATTCTTGGATACACCGACTGTATAGTACTCACCCTTAACTGCAGTTGAAGGCTTAAAGAATTTTGTGCCCGTCTCATATGGATGGGATGTATCAAGTTTTAATTTACCATCGCTTGTGAAGTAATCGGATAGCTTACCGTCGCCTATTACAAACGCCTTACCTACTGTACCAAGTTTCTTATATGCTTCTTGTATGGCAGCAATGTCGGGGTTACCTTTAATACGCAAGTGCACGATGTTAATAGTTCTGTTCTGTAGTCTTTCTAGTAATCCACTTACACTAAGTGCATCCTCTACGTCACGCTGGTCGTCAGTTAGAGTATTACGTCTATCATCTTCAGCCTGCTCTGCTGCTTCTAATCGGTCAATATCTAATTGCGCCGCTGCGTCTGCTGCATTTTCTCTACGTATGACTTTACTATCGTGCTCTGTCTTCTTAGTCTCTGGGTTATACCAAGATATAGTAAAGCCATCTTGCACAAGGTCTTCGCGGAAACCGAGTATATCTACGAACTTACCGTGCGTTGTTGTTCCGTTGCTCTTACTAATTATGAGAGTTTTGGATTTCCCTGCACCTACCATACGCCCAAGCACTTCAAGTTTAATAGCGTTAACGGTGTCCGCAGGGAACTTACCAGCTGCTAATGCATCAACAGCTTTTACTATAATGCTTTTAGTATTGTGATGCCCATCGTATAAACGGTCTACTAAGGTTTCAATTTCGGTCGAACCCTCCATAGCAGCAGCTATGCTAGACCAGTTTACATCAGATTCTAATTCAGCTAATATTTCTTTCTGAGTAGGTAGTTCCGTCTTACCCCTCTGAGGTGTGCTTAATAGTTCCTGTACGCTAGCTGGTAAATCAGCGAACTGAATACCAAGAGTCTTAGCCCATAGAGGTCTGAACTTAACCCAACGTGCAACAGCCTTCGGCTTACTTATTGGCTTCGCTGCGGGGGTTACTACTTTAGGTTTTGCTTCTTTCTCTTCTTTAGAACTAAAGTCTAGTTCCTGCTGTTTAGCCTTAGCTTCTTTCGCATCAGCTATAGCCTTGTCCTTCTCTACCTTCTCAGCTTTGGCAGTATCTTTAGCACGTTTCTCAGCTGCTTTAATATCAGCTTTCTTCGGTGGTGTCTTAGCATCAAACAGAGGCTGGTCAATACCTAGCTTCTTAGCATCCGTTTTAAGCTTGTCAATTTCTTTTTGTTTATTCTTTAACTTGGTCTGTAATTTATTTAACTTCCTTTGCTCTTTTTTGAGGTTAACGACTTTACGGGCTTCTGACTTTTTCTTTGTTGAACTTACTTTCTTCGCTGCCTTCTCAACTATCTTAGCTATATCCGTTTGTGCCTTAGCACGTGCATCCACTTGTTCTTTCTTAAGTTTCTTAACAGTTTTCTTTAATTTGTTTATTTCTTTCGCGCCACTTGCAGGCTTCTTAGGCTTCTTAAGTTTCTTGTTCTGTAATAAGAGTCCTCGTTTCTTATCTGCAGCGTCAACATCGTATGTCGCTTGGCGAACGAGAGCTTTAATCTCATTTATATTACCACCTGTCTCCAGCATTGCGTTCACTTCACCTGCGACCTTGGAGAACTCTACCTGTGCACCAGCTGATAACTCATGGAATGCTGGGAAGTTTAGACCCTCACTACCTAGTTGAGCGTTAACTCTCTGTACAAAACGGTTATATGTATCTACAACTTGTACAGGGTTCTCAACTTGTACTGGCTCTGGTACTAATGCTGCTTGCTCGGCTTCAGCTTGTAACTGAGCGTTGTATGCTGCTTCTTCCTTATCGAACTCAGCTTGTTTTGCATCCTCCTCTATCTGCTGCATCTTTAGTTGTTGCTCTTCCCACCTTAGGGCCTTAGCTGTATTCTCTGCTATATCGGGGTCAACCGCAGCAGCCTCTACTGCAGCAGCACTTGCGTCTATCTGTTCTTGCGCTCCTACCTGTGCCTGCGCTAGAGAATCTACCTGTGCTTGTTGTAAGTCTGCTTGTTCTAATGTCTGCGCTTCAGTAGGTACAGTAACTGGCCCTGCCTGTTCAGCTTGTTCTGCTTGTTCTACTTGCGTAGGTACAGTAACTGGCCCTGCCTGTTCACCCATCACTTGGGCAATTACCATCGCTCTGAGTTGTTCCTCAGTTAGACGTACCTCTTTCCCTAATTTAGCACGCTCGACCTTAAGGTTTTCTAGTCGTTGGTTTAGGGATTCAATTTTAAATATATTACCTTCACTAGAGGCTTGTTTAATCTCTTGTTGAATCTCTATAATTTCAGCGTCTATCTGGCTGACATTCTCTACAGTTCCACTGAAAGATTCTTCAGTTCCGCTAGTTGAATCAGATGGTTCTACCTCTGGTTCTGTAGATGTCTCTAGTAGATTAGTTTCTCCATCGGTAATAACTCTCTTACGTTTCCTACCCGTTAAGTTTGCGATACCACCGATAGGGCCACCGAAACCTGCACCAGCAGCGAACGAGTTAATAAGTCTATGGATTCCTTCTTCAGATGTGAGGTCAACTTCTGGATTACTAAGTAGAAGTAACGCTTCTTGTGCGGCTTCAGTACTACCTTCTGCGGCAGCACCTACTGTTAAGCCTGTAGTTAGTCTACGTAACTTACCACCTTTACCTCTGATACCACCCATTAGTCTGCCAGCTAATAGCATCTCCGGCATTGACTCAGCTAAAGCGTATGGGAATGCACCTAAGAACGATTTAACTAATGCACCATCTGGGTCTGTATCCTTAAGTTCTCCGTACAAATCACCTAAACCAAACGCATAGTTGTTAGCGAGTACTGCTGTCATACCAGTGGCTTGACGCAAACGTTTCTGGTGTATCTTAGGTAAAGTTTTAAACCCTTGGCCAGCTTTCTTTGCATCCCTAGCAGCTTGCATTGCTTCTTTAAATTCTTTAGCAAGTTGTTTCTTACCTATCGTCTTAGCGGATAGCGCAGCTATACCTGATGGTATACCAGTTAGTGGGTTACCACCACCGACTACATAACCACCTAAGAATGTAAGTAAAGACTCGATAGCATTAGGTGCCATCTGTGCAGCGTTACCAACGAACCAGTTGACTGCATCACTACCGTTCTCAATATCTGTGAACTCAGTCCGGTATACCTCAGTCTTACTTAGGTCATCAATCTGTTGGTCTGCGATACTTGCACCAGTCTCGGACAGGTAGTCTATACCTGTAGCATCACCGATTGCTTGCATGGCGTTACCGCCTAGCATCTGTAGAGTGTCTACACCAATGCCGAAGTTCTTACTTGCTATTGTGCCAAGTGTTGGGTCTTTAATACTATTAATATAACCCTGGAATCCTTCAGTATCAAGAGGCTGCCAACCTGCACCTTGTGGGGTTTGAGTAGCAGGTTCCACTAAATACTTCTCAGACTCTAACGCCTGCGTATGGTCATCAGCATCGAACAATAATCCATTAACGAAGAACTGTCCAGTCGTTGAGTTTCCATACACACTAGGTATTCGGGTGTTAGTCTCTTGTAGTGCTTGGTTAACCGTAGGCTGCCCTAGAGTACCAGCCATTGCTGCGTCTAACTCAGGCGTTAGGTGAGCAGGTGTTGTACTCGGCATCTCCGGATACAACTCTGTAGCAAAAGGGCTAACTCCTACATTGTGGTAGCCCATTACTTAGTTCCAGTAGCATCATTATATATAGAAGTCCCGCGGTATATTTCGGTAACTTTTTTATTCGGCATCTCTACACCGTTGATTTCAGACGTTCCAGGGAATGGATTGTAGCTGAACAGGTTACCACCATGGGTGAATGTTGCAGTGCCGTCACCTAATGGCTTAACGTCTGTGACACCTGATAGCTTCTTAAAGGCTTCTATGTCCATCTTACCCTTATTTTGTAGAGTCACCTCAGCAATAATCTTGTTCAACTCAGCTACCTTGTTGTATCTATCTTGTGCGGTGACCTGACCCTTAACCTTAGCTTTAAACATCATATCAGAACGTTCCATCATCTTCGCTTTATATGTTGCACTTGCTTTGCCTAATACGTAATCTTCTAACTCACCTTTAGTCCACACGTTACCCTTGCCTTTACCTGGTTCCATAAACTGGCCATTGCCTGCAACCATATATGTACCATCAGACCTAGATACTACTCTAATCGTAGCTCCTTCGTACTCACCTAGTACCGACTCTATAACAGCAACACCTTTACCATTCTTTAAGTTAGCAACACCTTGGTATGCAACACCAGACCATAAGTCTATATCAGCTTGTACAATCTTAGTTTGGATTTCATTTACCTTATCCATATCTTTTAAGGTTTTGCTAGCGTAATTAAACTGTTCTACTAATCGCTCACGAGCAGTTATTTTTTGCTTTACATCTTGCCCATATGCTTCTGCATTAAGCATGTTGTGTACAGGGTTCTTCTTAACTTTCTCTAATAATTCTTGTTCGCGTTTCAGATTACCAGCTGCTCTAGCTTTCTCTGCTGCAGCTATAGCCGCTTCGTATTTCGCAAACTCATCTTTCATAGGCTGCGAAGCATCTTCCGTCATCTGCTTAAGAGTTTCAATAGCATTATCAGTATTCGTTATAAGAGATGCGTAATCAGCTTTCGCTTGTGCGATTGCCTCTTTTGTATGTACTTGCTTATCTGCACCTTTACTAGCTAGTGCAGGCTTAATCGTTTCTTGGTAGTACGCAAACAAATTTTCGCGCTGTGTTTTACTATCTGTTGCACCACCGAATACTTCTTCCATCTCGTCGGGGTACATAGCAAACCACTTCTCTGCATCGCTACTACCGATTACATCAGTGTTGAAAAAGTCCTCCATCTCTCTGTTCTCTTGTAGTACCTTCTTTTGGTCTGCAGAACTGCCGGCAGTTAAACCGAAATAGTTGAGTGCAATATTTGCCCAGTTAGAACCAGTACCGGAAGCACTGCCTTTACCCTGCTCTAAGAAACTCTCTACCCCACTTACAAAACTCTGAGCCTTTTGTACCTGTGGGGTATCTACCATATCTTGCTCGAATCCTGAGCGAGCATAGTCTAGTGACTTCTCAGACGCTACACCTTCGAATGTTGGTAGATAGTCTTCATAACCCCTACCTTTCACTGCACCTTGGATACTAGTAATACCTGTACCATATTGGCCTTCTAATTCCTTTTGCTGTTTTAACAGTTCAATCTGGTCAGCTGCATGAGTTACATCACGCTTGTCGCTAGTTGCTTTAAAAGCAGCAAGGCGTTCTGCCTCCTCTGCAACATTAACTGTAATAGGACCACCTGTATTTACTCCTGCTGTAATAGGACCGCCTGCTACATTTGTACCAGTGAACGGGCTACTACTATATACAGATGCATTTGATGCGTAGTCCCGGCTAGCTTGAGCTACATTCATTAGTCTATCGCGCTCTTTAACAAGCTTAGCCTGCTCTAGCATTGCTAACTTGCGGTCTTCAGCTGCGTTTAAAGCAGCAAGGTCTGCAGCTGACAGCCTACGAGTGCGGTCTTCAGCTGCGTTTAAAGCATTGAGGTCTTCAGCTGCATACCTACGAGAACGGTCAACACCTTGGTTATATCCCTTATTAAAACTATACATACCACCCATATATCCTCCTAGGCTATACTATTACCAAACATATCACCCCAACCTTCAATCTCTTTCTTTCTACGCTCGTCATCAGACTGGTACATACTGCCTAACTGCTGGTAGTAGCCGGACAATCCTGTGCTACCTGGTAAGTTACTTAATCCAGCTGTTTGTAGTTTAGTCTTCTGGTCTATACCACCTAAGTACCCAGCGTCATATGCTGAACTCGAAGCCTTACTACCTTGGATTTTTCCTCTACGTCTGATAGCATCAGTTCTGTTACCGCTACCTGAACCATATCCGAGGCTAGCTTGGCGTACTGCATTATTTGTAGCTCTTGCTGCTTTGTTCTTCTCAGCATTAGCTTTCTGTCGTGCTAGCCATACTGGGTCTACTTGCATTGCTTGTTGTAGTAGCTCTTTAGCTTGTGCTAGTTTAATCTGGTCAACTTCTGCACCTTGTGCTTCTAACCTAGCAATCTCTTCTTTGTATTGGTTTTGTAACTCTAGCTGTTCAGGTGAGTACTGACTGCCTACCGCAGCGTTTACACCTGCCTGAATACCGCCGTCTATCGCCCTGTCCATTAATTTATCGCTTGAGAATTTGTCAGATAATTTCGTTTTGAAGGACTCCCAGCTACCTGCTTCTGGTGTTTTCAGTCCAGCTCCGCCAGTTCCCGTATTCCCCATAAAGTTTGTATTCGCATTTTGTGGGTCTACGAAGTCAAGCTTATTAGCCATAGCAGAGTCAGCTGTTGGTGCTATATTCTGTGGTGTAGTTGCGGGAATAACAGCACCAGTCGATGGGTCAATCATTGTTGAGGTACCGGCTGCATCGACTGGAGTAATAGTGCCGTCAGCAGCAGTGGTATACGATTGCTCTACAACCTCTACTCCTTGCGGACCTGCAGTAGTACCGGCGCCACCCATCTTCGGAGCACCACCGAGGTAACCACCGACACCACCCATAAGAGCGCCCTTCTTCCAGTCACCGCCCGTAGCTGCTGCGCTTAAGCCGCCTATTCCTGCACCTACTAAAGCTGAGCCGCCTACTGTCGAGAAGAATCCTGTTGCTGTCGCACCTAAAAATCCACTTGCTGCAATAGCACCTGATATCATCGGGGCAACAAACGGAATGGCAACTGCAACGATAACACCTAGCCACTGTTTAAGTCCTTTATGTTCGGTAGGATACATAGATTCTCTAACTGCAAGAGCTAGAGGTGTAGGTTGAATATAGTCAATATGGAGCGGGTGGGTCATAATTAATCCTCGTTTAAATTAAATCGCATGTGCGTATAGGTTTGTGTGAATCCAAATTTTGTAACAATTTTAGCCATAGCCGGGGACATAAGTCCCTCGATAGCACGGATGTTATTTATATAAGCCCACCCACATAACTTAGTCCAGAACTTATTGAATAAAGGTCCGAGCTGTGTACCACCTATAGCTACAACGTTTAATGCTGCAAGCTTCGGGTAGTTTACAAGGTCCATTGCTAGGCATAGTTTAACGTCGGGTACTTCCGAATCATCATTCCTAAAGACGAATACATATGTCTGCCCTTGGAGAGCACTATTGTATATATCGTCTGTTGTTAATTCACCATGCATTGCTTTGTCAATAACCTTGTCTAATAGAGGCACACATTGTGCCCAGTATAAATCAAATTGTTCTTTCGTCGCGAGTAATAAAGGCTCGTACCCATCAATTTCCACATTGTTTTTCCCCATAAAATCATTAGGCTGTGCCTGCTCCTCCCTTAGGATTAATTAGTTTATCAAAAAAGTCTGTTCCTTTAGCTTTTACTACATGGGCAGGGACAACGTACTCGCCTTTAGATACTCTAATAGAGACGTCATCAGCTGTAGGGCCAGAACCCTTATTAATCTCGCCACCTTGACTATAGTTACCGCCAGGTGCTGCACCTGCTGTTTCAGCCTGTACTGATTTCGCTGCTAGTAATAGTACAAAGATTAAACCTTGGTCGTACTCCATGGATAACTCACTTTCATCAGCGAGACCCTGCTGTATAGCAAACTGCCTAACTTGTGGGTATGCATCAGGATTTTGTAAAGCAACTGTAGCTAACTGTACAGCCATGTTAAGGTCTTCTTGTGTTAGTTCACCCGTCTGCATTGCTTCCATTACAGCTTGTTTAATCTGCTCAACTTGTTGTGGGTTTTCACGCATAAACTTTTGTAATTGCATCTCTAACATCTTAGGGTCCATAGGTGCACCCTGTTGCCCTTGAGGAGTTAGACCTGCTGGAGCACCACCTTGTGGCATAGCACCAGCTTGTGGCATAGGAGCACCACCTGGGCCAACCTGGCCGCCTTGTGCATATGTTGGCTGATGTCTAAAATCCAGTACTGATGCGTTAGGGTTACTTGGTACTGTACCTGCAATTACAGGAGTATATGCACTAGAGTCTACACCTACAGGTAATAATGCTGATAACGACTCAGGTAAGTCAAGTGAGTCTGTTCCACCTGCGGGTCTCCTTTTTGATTGACCCATAACTAATCCGCCTTGTGCGTAGCCTTCTTCAGCTGTGCGCTCCATCTCTACATTGTTCTTAATATTCATACGTGCTCTCCATTCTTCGCTAGCTTCACCTGGAACTTGCGTGTCCGTATTTGCTGCTAGGTTTTGTTGTGCTACTAATTGCTGCTGTCTTGCTGCTAGGTTAGGTTTATCAGCCTGAGCATACATCTGTTTCGCTCTAGCTTCTAAAGCATCCGCTTCTTCAAGCCTACCTAATGCTCTCAAGTCTTGTACGTTCTGTAGAGCTGTCTCTATTGTAGCCCAAAGTGTCGCAGCTCCTGCTGCTATTCCTCCGTATACAGGTACTGCTAGTGGTATTGGCATAATATTCCCTTTATCCTTTCAATTGTGTTAATAATACATTAAGTACGTCTCTAGTTTCGACTAAGTCATTCGCAAGGGACTGTACATCGGTTACAAGTTTCTGGAAATCAGCCATGTCTGCTGCACCCTCACCTGTTGGCAAACCTGACAACCCTGTCCATCCTTTACCTTGTGCGGTTACTTGCCGCATATTTTGAGTGTTTAAATTCAATACTGTTATGTTACCCCTAATAATAGCAGCATGGTTTCCACCTGCGCCGCCACGTGTCCCTGTTAATAGTTCAACATTCTCTTTAATTGCACTGAACACTAGTGACTGCCAATCTGCTAAACCAGATGTTGGGATGCTTGGGATACCTGCGAATGCCATTATGCGCTCCTTAATCCGTACGGAGTTTCACCGATATGAATAGCTCTAACCCGTGCTGAACCAGATACCCCTATCTCATAAGTATCAGAGCGGTATCCGGATGGTAGTCTAAATATTTCATTAGAACATACTACAGTCTGGAACTTAAGTTTCTTATCAGCCCATAAAGTAAATGTAACACATGTAGTATCAAGGGCTGCTTTAGAATTTGTAGTAAAACAATCGCCATTATATGTAGCACACTCGTCATACATATCAAGATTATAAGTTCCTAGCTCAGTATTACTTGTCCATGCTGCAACATTACTTGCTGTTGCTGCGGTATTATATGTAGCTACTGCAGCAATCTCATCTACAGATGTAGTGTAGTCTGCAATTACTCGAGCAGCACCGAGGTTTAAATATGTCTTAAGTGTAATTGTTTTAGACTTCCACTCCATAGGTAGCAGTAGTGCATCTTCATTATCCCATTCTAGGATATCACCTGTCGCATCTTTAGTAAAGTACAGCTTATTAGTAACCTGGTCAGTCCATGCTGCTGTAAATGTCTCTGATATATTAGAGAAATAACCGCCGACCTTCGGGTCTGCCTCAAATATAAATGATTTACCTGAGTGCGTACCGAAGTACTTACCATTGTAAAAGTGTCCTATAATCTCTGATGGTGTGACATCATCATCCCAAGTATCCCAGTCATGGAGTAAAGCAGTAACTAGTTCTAAGCCTTTAGCTAGAGTATAAACTGCGAGTCCGCCGTGTGTTGCATATACAACACCATAACCCATATTAACTGTAGAACGCTTAGATAAACAAGGGTATCGTGTATCAACACGTGAAACAACCATTGTTGCTGGGTCATTGCCGGATACAGCATATGGGTAGGAGTCTGTTAGTACAATAATATAACCTGAGATGGGCTCGACCGAAACGATATTTGCATCAAATGTAATACGGTGTTTAATAGGCCATGCATGTGGTTTATCAGGCTCAGAGAAACAAAGCTGGTTATCGAAAAAGCCTATGAGTATATTATTATTTGATAAACGTATACCTGTTAGATTTGCAGGGGGTGCATCATTAAAACTCGAGCCTAGTATGTCTACTAAATTAGTATCTAGGAAATCATCAGTGAAAGAGTAACCGCTATCACCCCAATATCGAGCAGTGTCTGTTATATTTTCTGCTACATCATGGTACATCTTTCCAGCTGTTACAGGAACTTCCACTTGATTTGCCGCGGTTTGTAGATAAGTGAAAGTATTAACATCAATAACCTCTTTAACAATACCGCCTGTAATACTGAAGGCACTATACGTGCCTGTAACAGTTAGTTTAAACCTGTCATCCACAATAAAATTATGAGGGTATTCAAGTGTAGCAGTAACAACATTACTAATACGCTTTAACTTTGTTGTATCAGTAGGGAACCATAAGTCTGAAAGCTTGAAGTACTCAGTACCTGAAGCTGATGTAAGTGTTCTATATAAGCGTAACCCTCGTGTGTATGAACCACCTGATGGCACTGCTGTAGGTAAACCCGTAACTGTAACTACCTGCCCTTCCTTAATATACAGTTCATCAGATGGGATTGAACCGATGGATTCTTCACCCCATGGAGTAATCCATGTATATAGGTGTGTGCGCTCTTGCGTATTACCTGCTAAATCTACCCTACCAGTAGTATCAGCGGTAGTAGAAATATTATCACCTGGGTTATAGTACTCAAATGAAGTGTCACTAGTGACTGTTATACGAGTATTAGTAGAATTAAAGGTTGACGCGTCAGGAGTAGTATCGTTATCATCATCCACAAACTCACGTATAGTTATAATATTACCTGTTCTAAAATTATGGTCTGAACTTGTTATAATCTTTGCAGTATTACCTGAGTCTCTTTCAAACGACGTGGTATTAACCACAGAGAATGAAGCTGCAGTAGTAGTCGGTACATCATCAGGGAGCGGTAATCCCAATGTATAGGATAAGGTAGGGAACGGCTCACTGCCGGAAGTAGCTAACTCATAATTAGATACCTTAGGTACACCATCACCTGTGTAATAAAACCTTTGCTCTGACCCTTCAGTCTGAGTAGCAAAAGCAACATCAACATCGGTTGTCCATGAGAGCCATTTTAAATCGCCAGATACTGGGTCTTGCAGAGCATGTAAAGCGTTTACTTTAGTAGTGCGTTCTGTATTATCGTAAACAACAGGCAGGTTATAAGGTATTAAATCACCCGAATAAAATTTGGTGTTGGTAGCAACCTGAGCTGCACCATCAGGTAATAACTCTGTAGCTATCTTAGGGGCTAGCCCTAGAAATTTTTGTAGTTTAATTGCTGCCATTATCGCACCTACAGTCAAGTACCACAGGTTGTTGTTGTTGCGGCTGCGGCATCGCCTGCATCATCTGCTGCGGCATGCTCATCCATTGCTGGAAGAATGCATATGTTGAAGTAGAAAGGGCTACCCCTAGTAAGAATACTAATACACATTTTCTATTCATAATTTTTCATCTTATGGTGAACGTATCGCCACATAGGATTATCTTCAGTTCCGAAGTTAACCGCCATATCCAAGTAGATTAACTATTATTACTATGCCGAAGAACCCTGCAATCCACCAAATCTTCTCTACTTCTTTTAACTTATCAATTAAATTATTCATCCGTTGTTCTCCTGTATTTGTTCTTAGCCTCATTATAACCCCACTTTCTAGTTAGTATCGGGGTCAATACGTTCGTTATCAATAAGAACGCTATAAAACCATATAAGGCGTACATGAATAAGGAGTCAGCTACGTACGCCACAGCTTGTTCCTTAGTTTCAATATCATCAACATTCTTCTCTTCTGGTAAAACCTCATCTACAACTACACTGGTAGCTAAGTTAGCAACAGCAGGAATAGGTCCAGCTATCGCATAAGTTACCGCAGTAGTAGCGCCTGTCTTAACTACATTCTTAAACTTCAGCGAACTACATCCCGTTGCCATCATAAAGGCAATAGCCAGTGTGATTAACAGTAGTATCCTAATAAAGAAGCTCATTCACTTTAACCACTTCTCAATCTTGGTAAGCATAAAGTTACAAAAATACTTAACTCTATTAAGGATAGTCTCCTTAATGTACTGACCGTTTCTACCTCTTATTAATAAACCTTTCCTCATAAGCACCTCATGCACACATTAAATAGGGGAATAAAACCCAACAATCGCCGATACATGGAGGCACGTTAATCATTTCTTATCTCTACCTTCACGTAGTATCGTATAAATCTGGTCTAACATCTTATCAATCTTATCAATCTGGTGAGCATATTCATCTCGGTGTACAAAGTCTTTATGCAAGTTAATCTGACAAGTAGTAATTCTAGCTTCAATTGCTTTAAGGTCTTTTGCTATAGACTTCATAAACGCCATCAATCCAGTCGAGATGATACTGACTAAAGCTAATACAACATCTGATAACTCCATTCATTGTGCCTTAGTTTGTATACCAAATTCTACAGTATATATCCCATTTAGAATAACTTAGGTCTCTATTAGTCGTTGATGGTTGGCCTGCAACGGGGTTGTTCCATATATGTCTGAAACCTTCTGACCTATCACCTGTTGTAATTGCTACATTCGCAAGAGCACAACTTTCTGATGACCAGTAACGTACGAACTGGTGGTCATCAGCATAACCTACACCGTCCATAGGTAGTACGCTTCCTACTACGAAACCGTACTCAGCCGATGTACACTTCATTTCAAAAGTAACGTCCATAATAGTTCCGAGGGTAAGACCGAAATCATCCTTAGCATTTTTTGTATATTGCGTTTGCCTTGCTACAGTACTAGAGTTCATCTTCACGCTAGCAGAGACCCGCATATATGGGGCAGTGCCGGCTACAGTTAGATTACCTGTCAAGGCTACATCAGTTACAGTTAAATCACCTTTCAATGCTGTATCACCGTTAGCTGATACTGTGAGTGCTAAGTTATCTTTACTATCCCAAAGTGTATCGTAGCCTGTAGGTAAGTTAGTAATACTACTAGGTAAATCTTTAACCCAATTAGCTACTGTACCCCCGAAGTGTCTTACCGAAATATAAGCATTAGCGTTACTATGCACCATTATATAAACATCAAGATGTGTGTAGGCAGGTGCAGTTTCAGAAGTTTTCTTTACAACGTGTATATGTACATTATCAGTAGCTATACTCGCACCAAATACAACAGCGTGTCCAGAGAAAGCACCGTTCAGTTGGCTTACTTGCATCTCAAGTCTAGACGGTTCCTCTTTGTCAGCATCGACAGAGTTATGGATGGTAATACTCGCATACCCATCTGCTTCACTACTAGAACGCAGTGTTCCTATCTTATACCAACCTGAAGATGATACAAGACTATAGTTTTTTGATGACCCCGTAGATATTTCGTTAGTGAAAGCAGCATGCTCATTATTATCGATAGTAATAGTGTTAGTAGCAGTAGATACAGCAGAGATAACATCAGTGAAATTAAGTGTGTCCATAGCACCGGCATTAGGTCTCATCTCTAACCTATCGTCTAGAGCAAAAGCTCGTGCTGTTGTATTATCTTGAGCTCTTAGTACTGTGAGAGTATCACTACCGCTAGCTCTTGCCGTACATAAAATAATTTCTCTATTATTGCTAGTATCAATCAGTGTTGCAAAGAACCAATCGGCACCAGCTCCGGTAGCAACTGGGAACCTATTACCCTCGCCTGAATCTAACGATATAGTAGTATCTGTAGTAGATACCGTTGCCGATAGTACTCCGTAGGCGTTATTTTTAAATTTAATACCCATGTATAATTACCTCTTAGTTTATGTTATTGTACCATTAATATTTAATAAGTCTGTCATGTTACCGGTTGCTCGTCTAGTATCACCCAGTCTTGTA